TGCACCTGCTGCGCGTGGCAGACGATATGCACAAGGGGCTGACGTATGACCATCTACATCACTGAGCTAATAACAGGGGCTATTTACACAGTAGCCCTTTTTTATTGGATTAAGAACGAGGGGGATCCTGATGGACACCGTTAACGGAATGTGTTCAGACGCACCGCGTGCCAAAAAATGTAAATGCGGAAAATCACCGACAATATTCGATATGGAGAACGGGTGCCAAATCTACTGCGCTAACCACGCTGCTGTGGCGGCCGCGAATTATCGCAGTGCGGTAACGGAGTGGAATAGCCTGAAATCTGTTAGAGAGGGAAGTCATGAATCTTGACGAGCAAGATGCACAAACTATTAGCTCATACATAAGGGCATCAAGACCAGATTACAAAGGTCCGGTATTCGTAGATTTATCTCGCCTTGAGGAGATTTACATGTGGGAAGCAAAGCTACGTACGCATCTTTTTATTCGCAAGATGACTAGCAACATTACAAAACCAATGTAACTGGAGAGGTGAATATGAGCACACTAGCAGACCTTATTCATGCCGATATGGCGGAAGATGGAGCAAGGCGTAATAGGTACTGGAAATCATCAAGCCTTCCAGTTTGTGAAAGATTCAACCACAGGCCAAAACCAAAACGTAGCCGGCGAGACAAAGTGTTGAAAAAACTCATGCAAATTAACATGGCTGGTTTTGTCATATTCGTGAGTGAAACGACTAACGGGGATTGATATGGACGAATCAAGAAAGCAGTTTTTGGAGTGGTTTGGTGAAGAGTTCGAGTCTATTAACAACAGCGAAGAACTTCACGTTCAGGCCATCAAGATGATTGCTTGGCAGTCATGGGTTAAGTCTCGCGCAGCTATCGAAATTAAATGGCCATCTCATGGAATAGACGCTTCTGGCGGGACTTACCACCGCAGAGATGACATGAGAAAAGAGCTAAGCGCCGCTGGAGTCAAAGTGAAGGAGTAACGATGAAGCAAACAATCTTCCTCCGAAGTAAGCAACAACAGCAAGCCGCAATCAACGCCATCCTCGCAACACCACTCGATAAAGACAAGCCAGTTACCATCCGCATTACTGACTACAAGCGCAACCTTGACCAGAACGCAAAATTTCACGCGATGCTGGCGGATATCGCTCGTCAGGTTCAATGGTGCGGCAAATGGTTAAAACCAGAACAATGGAAGGTTTTGTTGATTAGCGGTCATGCAGTGGCAACAAAACAGGAAGCTGATGTTTTGCGCGGCCTTGAAGGCGAATTCGTCAACATTCGCGAAAGCAGCGCGCAGATGAGCGTGAAGCGTATGGCAAGTCTGATCGAGTACACAACAGCCTGGGCTATTGGTCAGGGTGTCAGGTTTACCGACAGGAGGTACGAATGAGACGACAGCGACGAAGTATCACCGACATCATCTGCGAAAACTGCAAATACCTTCCAACGAAACGCACCAGAAATAAACCCAAGCCAATCCCAAAAGAATCTGACGTAAAAACCTTCAACTACACGGCTCACCTGTGGGATATCCGGTGGCTAAGACATCGTGCGAGGAAATGACAATGGATTATTCACAGTTAAGTGATTTTGAAATTAACGTGGCGGTATTCGAAGCCATTCATAACGGATCACCGGATTACAAAGAAGGTGAGAATGGCGATATGGTGTTTGTCTCATTTGAGGGAGACATTGTAAACGGAGACGCAGTTGAAGTAGAAGTTGAGCGCGGATCCTTTAACCCATGCGCAAACCCAGCAGACGCATGGCCGATTATTGAAAAATACAGGATTAGCATTATCAATCTCGATGAAGACGAGTGGGGGGCACGCGGTGTGGCCTACTGTAAATCTAAGCGAGCTATACATGAAAATCCCCTCCGCGCCGCCATGATTGTCTTTCTCATGATGCAGAGAATCCAATAATGCTTAGCCCATCCCAATCCCTTCAATACCAGAAAGAAAGCGTCGAGCGAGCTTTAACGTGCGCTAACTGCGGTCAGAAGCTGCATGTGCTGGAAGTTCACGTGTGTGAGCACTGCTGCGCAGAACTGATGAGCGATCCGAATAGCTCAATGTACGAGGAAGAAGACGATGAGTGATTACCTGAAATGGTATCTCTGCCACCGCTGGTTAATTAAGTTTGCTGTAAAAGACTGGATGACAGCGGATGCCAACAAGCTTAAACAACGAAAGGACTATTACTACGCCAGAATGAAGGAAAACTACTGCTCAATTCGCACTCGCATATTTATTAAAAAAGACCTTCAGTCAATTCTTCAATTGCGAGGGAAGGTAAATGGCTAACCTACGCAAAGAAGCGCGCGGCAGAGAATGCCAGGTACGTATTTACGGCGTATGTAATGGAAATCCTGAAACTACAGTTCTGGCACATTACAGAATGGCTGGAATTTGTGGAACGGGGATGAAGCCTGACGACCTGATCGGCGCATGGGCTTGTAGCGCGTGTCACGATGAAATCGACCGACGCACCCATAATCTCGACAACAAAGACGCCAGACTTTACCACCTCGAAGGCGTGATCAGGACGCAGGCGATACTGCTGAAGGAGGGGAAGATTAAGCCATGAACGAATATCAGTTTGTGCTTCCATACCCACCGTCGCTGAATACCTACTGGCGAAGAAGGGGAAGTCAATACTACATCAGCGATAAAGGCCAGAAATACCGAAAAGATGTTCAGCAAATCATCCGCCAACTTAAGTTAGACATTTTCACCAAATCACGACTCCGCATCAAAGTCATCGCAGACGTTCCAGACTCCCGCCGCCGCGACCTCGATAACATCCTGAAGGGTTTACTCGACTCCCTTATCCACGCCGGATTTGCGGAAGACGACGAGCAATTCGATGACATTCGCGTAATTCGTGGCGTGAAAGTACCAGGCGGAAGGCTTGGAATAAAAATCACCGAACTGGAGAACGTATGAACGCCACAATTCAAACGATACCAGAGCTTCTTATCCAGACACGAGGCAATCAGACCGAAGTGGCGAGGATGCTTTCCTGCGCAAGAGGAACAGTGCTCAAGTACAACCGAGACAGCAAAGGCGAGCGTCACGTAATAGTTAACGGCGTCCTGATGGTCACGCCAGGCAAAAAGGGAAGACGATGAGACTCGAAAGCGTAGCTAAATTTCACTCGCCAAAAAGCCCGATGATGAGCGACTCACCACGGGCTACGGCTTCTGACTCTCTTTCCGGTACTGATGTGATGGCTGCTATGGGGATGGCGCAATCACAAGCCGGATTCGGAATGGCTGCATTCTGTGGTAAGCACGAACTCAGCCAGAACGACAAACAAAAGGCTATCAACTATCTGATGCAATTTGCACACAATGTATCGGGGAAATACCGTGGTGTGGCAAAGCTTGAAGGAAATACTAAGGCAAAGGTACTGCAAGTGCTCGCAACATTCGCTTATGCGGATTATTGCCGTAGTGCCGCGACGCCGGGCGCAAGATGCAGAGATTGCCACGGTACAGGCCGTGCGGTTGATATAGCCAAAACAGAGCAGTGGGGGAGAGTTGTTGAGAAAGAGTGCGGAAGATGCAAAGGTGTCGGCTATTCAAGAATGCCAGCAAGCGCCGCATATCGCGCTGTAACGATGCTAATCCCAAACCTTACCCAACCCACCTGGTCACGCACTGTTAAGCCGCTGTATGACGCTCTGGTGGTGCAATGCCACAAGGAAGAGTCAATTGCAGACAATATTTTGAATGCAGTCACACGTTAGCAGCATGATTGCCACGGATGGCAACATATTGACGGCATGATATTGACTTTTTGAATAAAGTTGGGTAAATTTGACCCAAGAATGGCAGATTTATATCCGTTCACATTCTTTCAGCTTTTACCCACCTCATCTTTAAGTTCTAAGCGCACTGACATGCGCATCATAAACTCGAGAGCACATAGGAATAGAGCCTGAGAAATATCGCTTTTGGCGACTTCTCTCGTGGTGATATTTCTATGTCAGCAGGCTCTAATATCTATGTGGTTCGCCTATGTTAAAACGTGAAGATGCATTGAGACTTTTTAATTACAATCCAGATACTGGAATTCTTACATGGAAGAATCCACCTCGGTCCTCTAGATTTATCTATGGCGCTGTTGTTGGCTATAAAACAAATGGATATCTGCAGGTAAAACTTTATGGAATGCGGCTATATGTCCATAGAATTGCATGGCTGATGGTTTACAATGATTGGCCAACCGATGTTATTGACCATATTAATGGTGATAGGTCTGATAACCGGATAGCCAATCTTCGTGTTGTTACTAACACTCAAAACTCATGGAACAGCAAGATGAGGAAAAACAATTCATCTGGTGTGAAGGGGGTGACTTTTAATTCTGCTGCAAACAAGTGGGTTGGAAGAATTAGAGTTAATGGTAAAAGGATTCATGTAGGGTGTTTTGACGATATCGAGGAGGCTAGAAAGGCAATGGAAAATGCCAGGATAAAATATCATGGTGAATTCTCCAGTATGGGATAGATGGGTTAATTCGCTCGTTGTGGTAGTAAGATAAAAAGAGGCGGCGCTTACTACCGATTCCGCCTAGTTGGTCACTTCGACGCATCGTCTGGAACTCCAACCATCGCAGGCTGAGAGGTCTGCAAAATGCAATCCCGAAACAGTTCGCAGGTAATAGTTAGAGCCTGCATAACGGTTTCGGGATTTTTTATATCTGTGTAACAGGTAAGAGCATTCTCCCTTATGGGGCTTGGCTTAAATGCACGAGTGCTCTTTCCGTTGTGCTGAATTAAGCGAATGCCGGAAGCAGAACCGGATCACCAAATGCGTACAGGCGTCATCGCCGCCCAGCAACAGCACAACCAAAACTGAGCCGTAGCCACTGGCTATCCTGAATTCATCAGTGATAGTTACGCTGCGGCCTTCTTTTTTCCCCTTCCCAATATAAGAACTACGCAATCCGTTACTGGCGGAGGCGTTGCTATGAAATCAATGGACAAAATCTCAACTGGCATTGCCTACGGAACATCTGCTGGTAGTGCAGGATACTGGTTTTTGCAGTGGTTGGATCAGGTCAGTCCGTCACAGTGGGCTGCGATTGGAGTGCTTGGAAGCCTTGTGTTGGGTTTTCTCACTTATCTGACAAATCTGTATTTCAAAATCAGAGAAGACAGACGAAAGGCTGCGAGAGGTGAATAATGCCTCCATCATTACGAAAAGCCGTTGCTGCTGCTATTGGTGGCGGGGCTATTGCCATAGCATCTGTGTTAATCACTGGCCCAAGTGGTAACGATGGTCTGGAAGGTGTGAGACATAATCCTTACAAAGACATAGTTGGTGTATGGACTGTATGTTACGGGCATACAGGAAAAGACATCATTCCCGGTAAAACGTATACCGAAGCAGAATGCAAAGCCCTCCTGAATAAAGACCTTGCCACGGTCGCCAGACAAATTAACCCGTACATCAAAGTCGATATACCGGAAACAACGCGCGGCGCTCTTTACTCGTTCGTTTACAACGTGGGTGCAGGCAATTTCAGAACATCGACGCTTCTTCGCAAAATAAACCAGGGCGATATCAAAGGCGCATGTGACCAGCTACGTCGCTGGACATACGCTGGCGGTAAGCAATGGAAAGGGCTGATGACCCGTCGTGATATTGAGCGTGAAGTCTGTTTGTGGGGGCAGCAATGAGCAGGTTAACCGCGATTATTTCCGCTCTGATTATCTGCGTCATCGTCTGCCTGTCATGGGCTGTTAATCATTACCGTGATAACGCCATTACCTATAAAGAACAGCGAGATAAAAAAGTCAGTGAGCTGAAGCAGGCGACCGCCACCATTACTGACATGCAGCAGCGCCAGCGTTCTGCTGATGCACTCGATGCTAAATACACGAAGGAGTTAGCTGATGCGAAAGCTGAAAATGATGCTCTTCGGCGCAAGCTTGATAATGGTGGCAGGGTGCTCGTCAAAGGAAAATGCCCTGTGCCATCCTCAGCCGAAACCTCCAGCGCCTCCGGCATGGGCAATGATGCCACCGTCGAACTCTCTCCAGTTGCTGGACGAAACGTTCTCGGTATCCGGGACGGAATTATCCGCGACCAAACAGCACTGAGAACGCTTCAGGAATACATCGGGACGCAATGCCTTCGATGATAGCGATAATTTTACTCATCATCCTTCACATCTGGCTCTGTAGACAGGGTGGTGATCACTTCTGGAGTGAATCCAGATTAAACATCTCATTGCTGATGCTTGATATTGAGCATCTGGCGCGCGGTAAGGGGCTGCGTTGAGATAAGGGCCAGTCATCACAAACACCAGGATTTAGCCTCGCAGTAGCGGGGCTTTTTTACATCTGCAGTAAACCGCGCATCGCAGCGCGTAACAATCCCGAGTCTTTCAGAAAGCTGAGCCTGAGAACTGCCGTATATGGTGGCGACCATCTCGGGGCGGCTTTTCTGTGCGAACAGGCTCATCTTTCTAAAAGGTAAGACGCTATGAATATCGTTCCACTAAATTACAAAGGCGAACCTATCCGCTTCAATACTGATGGCTGGATTAATGCCACTGATATTGCAAAACGTTTCGGGAAGCGTCTGGATCACTGGTTGTCCAACGCTGAAACTCTCGAATACGTTAGAGCTCTGGATGAGGTTTATTCAGGTGAACCATCGAAAATTCTACATACCCGTGATTCCGGGTATGTAAAAACAAGCAAGGCACGAAAGGACAGGGGCGGCGGAACATGGCTGCATCCAAAGTTATCAGTTGCCTTTGCAAGATGGTGCGATCCGAAATTCTCCGTATGGTGCGACCTGCACATTGATAGTCTGCTTCGCGGTGAACTGACTGAGCAGCAGAAATATGAGCAAGCATGTCGCATTCGCGATGACCGGAAATCAAAAGCCAGCAATGGGGCAAGAGAGATGGCTCGCTGGCGATGGGATAAGCCGGTTATTGAAGCAAATGTCGAGTACTGGCGTGAGCAACTGCAGTTGACTCTCGATATCGCGTGCTGATGGCAAACGCAAAACTGCGTTATCGAAAAAATCAAAGCATTACTAGAACTGAGCAACGGCTATCCATTACAAAGCCTATCTACGGGTGGGCTTGATAATGGCTTATACCCTGCACGGGATAACTTAACTGATATCCCTTTTAACGGATAAACGGAGCCAACAATGGCAGAGATTATTCCCATGACTGAAGAACAGAAATTCCAGTTAGAGATTTACAAACTGGTCATGAACCAGAACGCAGCCGCAGAAGAAGCATTTCAATTCATTGGTACTGACGAGCTGAAGCTTGAGCTATTTAAAATTCACTTCCAGTCAGGCGGCGCTAATTCAGATATCACGACCCGCACTATCGAAGCGGTGCGTAAATCGAAGGAAGCGTTAGACCTGTTCACCACCGGAGCGTAAACATGGCAACTCAAGGTTTCGACAACCCATCCAAATTCCGCGATGAATGGGATAAGCAAGCAGAAGGGAAATAATCAATATGGCGACTGAGAAAAAGAATGTCGGTCGCCCTTCGGATTACCTGCCGGAGGTGGCTGATGATATCTGTGCGCTGCTTGCCTCCGGGGAAAGTCTGGTTAAGGTTTGCAAGCGCCCAGGCATGCCAGCAAAGGCTACTGTATTTCGCTGGCTGTCAGAGCATGAAGAATTTAGAGACAAGTACGCGAAGGCAACTGAGGCGCGAGCTGATTCTATTTTCGAAGAGATATTCGAAATTGCTGACACTGCGATTCCAGATGCTGCTGAGGTGGCAAAGGCAAGACTTCGCGTTGATACCCGCAAATGGGCGTTGGCCCGAATGAATCCCCGTAAGTATGGCGACAAGGTAACTAACGAGCTTGTCGGCAAAGACGGCGGCGCAATCCAGATTGAAACATCACCGATGAGCACTCTGTTCGGAAAATGACCTCGATTAATCCTATCTTTGAACCGTTCATTGAGGCGCATCGCTACAAAGTCGCCAAAGGCGGTCGAGGTAGCGGTAAGTCATGGGCAATTGCGAGACTGCTTGTTGAAGCGGCGCGTCGTCAGCCAGTGCGTATTCTCTGCGCTCGTGAACTGCAAAACAGTATCAGCGATTCGGTAATCCGGTTGCTTGAAGATACCATCGAGCGTGAAGGGTATTCGGCTGAGTTTGAAATTCAGCGTTCCATGATTCGTCATCTCGGAACGAATGCTGAGTTCATGTTCTACGGCATCAAAAACAACCCGACGAAGATTAAATCGCTCGAAGGTATTGATATCTGCTGGGTGGAAGAAGCGGAAGCGGTAACGAAGGAATCATGGGATATCCTGATACCAACCATCCGCAAGCCGTTTTCCGAAATATGGGTGAGCTTTAACCCGAAGAACATCCTCGACGATACCTATCAGCGATTCGTTGTAAATCCTCCCGATGATATTTGCCTGCTGACGGTGAACTACACCGACAATCCGCACTTTCCTGAAGTTCTCCGTCTGGAGATGGAAGAGTGTAAACGCAGAAATCCGACACTGTATCGTCACATCTGGCTTGGTGAGCCGGTAAGCGCAAGTGATATGGCAATCATCAAACGTGAATGGCTTGAAGCCGCAACCGATGCGCACAAGAAACTCGGATGGAAAGCGAAAGGCGCGGTTGTTTCTGCGCATGACCCATCAGATACAGGGCCGGATGCCAAAGGTTATGCATCGCGCCACGGTTCGGTAGTTAAGCGCATTGCCGAAGGTCTGCTGATGGACATCAACGAGGGTGCTGACTGGGCTACTTCGCTGGCGATTGAAGACGGCGCTGACCATTACCTGTGGGATGGTGATGGTGTTGGTGCCGGGCTACGCAGACAGACAACGGAAGCGTTCTCCGGCAAGAAAATCACCGCCACGATGTTCAAGGGCAGCGAATCGCCATTCGATGAAGATGCTCCGTATCAGGCCGGAGCATGGGCTGATGAAGTCGTACAGGGTGACAACGTTCGCACTATTGGTGATGTGTTCCGCAATAAGCGAGCGCAATTCTATTACGCGCTGGCTGACAGGCTTTATCTGACATATCGGGCGGTTGTCCACGGTGAGTATGCAGACCCCGACGACATGCTGAGTTTCGACAAAGAAGCAATAGGCGAGAAGATGCTGGAGAAGCTGTTTGCAGAACTGACGCAGATTCAGCGCAAATTCAATAACAACGGGAAGCTGGAGCTTATGACTAAGGTCGAAATGAAGCAGAAGCTCGGTATTCCATCTCCTAACCTGGCTGATGCGCTGATGATGTGTATGCATTGCCCGGAGTCGGCTGCGCAACCCGACTATTACAGTTACTCAATTCCTTGTGGTGTAGGTTGATATGGAAGAAAAAAAGATGACTGACTGGCATCGCAAGGTGCTGTGCAACTTTGATAATGCCTGGTCAGCAACGCAGGATATGCGTGAGCAGATTATTGAGGCTCAACGTTTCGTCCGGGTATCCGGCGCACAGTGGGAAGGCAGCACAAACGCTGGTTACTCATTTGATGAAGGCAGGTTTGAGCATTACCCGCGCTTTGAACTGAATAAGATTGCCCGTGAATGTGATCGCATCATTGGCGAGTATCGACAGAATCGCATCAGCGTTAAATTCAGGCCGAAGGACGACAAGGCATCGGAAGCGTTAGCCGAAAAGATGAACGGCAAATTCCGCGCTGACTATCAGGAAACATCCGGTGGCGAAGCGTGTGATAACGCATTTGATGATGCCGTAACGGGCGGATTCGGTTGTTTCCGCATGTGTGCCGATTACGAAGATGAAATGGATCCGAGTAACGAGCAGCGCCGCATCAGCCTTCTCCCGGTTTACGACCCAGCGACATGCGTCTTCTTCGATCAGGACAGCAAGCAATATGACCGCTCTGATGCTATGTGGGCTATGGAAATGTTCTCCATGACGCCTAAAGCGTTCGAGACTGAATATCCTGATTCCATCGCGGCAAGCCTTTCTCGTGATGACACTGGTGCTCAGTATGACTGGTCAACGCCCGATGCCATCTATGTTGGACGCTACTACGAAGTTCGCATAGAGAAGGTGAAGCTCACGGCGTGGCGCAATCCTGTCAGCGGAGAAACAGCAATCTATGATGAAGAGCAAATCAAAGATATTGTCGACGAGCTGACCGATGGTGCATTCGAACTGATTGGCGAGCGAACGGTGAAGAAACGCCGCGTTTATTGCGGTCTTCTGTCTGGCGCTGAATGGCTGGAAGAACCGAAGCGTATTCCGGGCGAACATATTCCTCTCATCCCGGTATATGGGCGTCGCTCATTTGTTGATAATCAGGAGCGAATCGAAGGCCACGCAGCAAAAGCGATGGATGCACAGCGTCTTGAGAACCTGATGGTTTCCATGATTGCAGATAACGCTACTCAGGCTGGCGGTGATGGCATTCCTGTAGTTGATGTTGACATGATTCCTGGTCCTCTCGCCAATAATTGGGCGGAGCGCAACAAAAAGCGCCCGGCGTTCCTGCCGATGGTAAGTCTGAAAAACAAAAACGGAGATATTACTGCGCAGGCTCAGGTCAGCAGTTATACACCTCCGACACAAATGCCTCCTGCTCTTGCCGGGCTATTGCAGTACACCGGAACGGCTATTCAGCAAATTACAGGTGCGTCGCAGCTTGAGAACATGCCGAGCAACGTCGCCACCGATACCGTTGATAGCATCTTTAACCGGATGGACACGCAGTCCTATATCTACATGGACAACATGGCTAAATCCATGCGCCGCGCTGGCGTCGTGTGGCTTTCTATGGCGCGTGAGGTCTATGGCAGTGATACGCCGATGCGTATCGTTAATGAGGACGGCAGCGATGACGTGGCGCTGATGACTGGTGAAGTGGTTGACCGTCAGACAGGGCAGGTTATCGCGCTTAACGACCTTTCGCAGGGTAACTATGAAGTGACTGTCGATGTTGGTCAGTCGTTCGCTACTCGCCGTGATGCAACGGTTAAGTCGTTACTTTCCATGCTGGCACTTATCCCACCAGGAACGCCGAAGCACGACCTTGTATCGTCGATGATTCTCGACAATATGGACGGTGAAGGGATGGACGACCTTAAAGAATACAACCGCAATCAGTTGCTTCTGTCTGGAGTTATCAAGCCGAGAACACCAGAAGAACAGCAGATGGTTGAGCAGGCGAAACAACAACAGGCCAGTCAGCCAGATCCGGCTATGGTTGCTGCGCAAGGTCAGCTTCTTGCTGGTCAGGCTGAATTGCAGAAAGCGCAGAACGAACAGGCAGCCATTCAGGTTAAAGCATTCCAGGCACAGACTGATGCTCAGGTTGCAGCGGCAAATGTTGTGAAAATACTCGCATCTGCCGATAGTCAGCAGAAATCTGATATCCGCGAGGCTCTGAAACTGCTCGGACAGTTCCAGCAACAGCAAGGAGACAATGCCCGTGCTGATGCAGAGCTTGTCCTGAAAAGTCAGGCACAGGGTCATGCGCAGCGCATGGACATCAGCAGCATCCTGCAAAAATCAACTCAGCAACAACCACAGCAGTAATTAACCCATAACGTGCAATGGCTGTCTTTATGAGGCCTGGCACCCTATTGCCTTCCGATGGGCTGAACATCGAGTAAACAGGGGTAACAAATGGACCAGATGGCAGAAAACACACCAGAAGTTGAAATCGAAACCGACGCGTCAGAGCAGATTCCTGATGATGTCGAACTGGCTGAAGAAGTCGAAACAGAAGATGGCAGTGAGTCCTCCGGCAATGATGCAGAGGAAGCTACTGAAACTGATGACGACGAATCAGAACAGGAATTCTACTTTGGTGACGAAAAGCTGGATTCGCCAACCAGCGAAGATGGCGCAGAGCATGGACTGGTAAAACACCTGCGCAAGACGATTAAAGAGAAAGACCGCGAGCTGAAAGAGCTGATGCGTCAGTCTCAGAAACCCGTCGAGCAGCAGCCGGTAATAACTCAACCACCGCGAATGCCAAAACTGGATGATGAGGACATCGGTTTCGATGAAGAAATCTATCAGCAACGCATGGCTAAGTGGGCAGAGGATAACGGAAAGTACCAGCAACAGGAGATGGTTCGCAAGCAGAAGGAGCAGGAGCTTCAGGCTGCTTATCAAGAGCGATTATCCAAATATCAGCAACGTGTTAAGGCTCTCAAGGTTCCTGGCTATCAGGAAGCAGAACAGGCCGTACTCGAGGAAATCCCCATCGAGACACAAAACGCGATCCTGTTTGAGTCAGAGAAGCCGGAAATCGTTGTTCTGGCGCTTGGTCGCAACGCTGAACTGCGCAAGCAACTGGCAGAAGCTACCAACCCCGTAGCAATTGGTCGTCTGCTGGAACGTATCGAATCTAAGGCCAGAATCATGCCAAAAGCAAAAACCACGGCAGCCACAACCCCGACAGTTAAGGGGAGCAACGGCGCAGTAATCAACAACCTCGACAAATTGAAAGCCAAGGCGCTGGAAACTGGTGACTGGACGCCGTATTTCGCCGCTAAAAAGGCAAAAAAATAACCTATCGGAGCATTAAGCATGGCTAACCAATTAGCAAAAGACCTTGAAATCATGTTCGAAAACTACGTTGAAGGCTTTGAGGCCGCCTGCGTAGTTTCCCGTAACGCTAAAAAATTCCGTCCCGGTGATACAGCAATGCAGCGAGCAGGTGATGTTCTGTATCGTCCGCAGCATTACCACATGAACATTGAAGAAGGCCTCGATCTCAGCAGCAAAACGCCAACAGCACTGGTTCAGCGCCTTGTTCCTTCTGTGTTCAAGGAGCCGAAAAACATTCTGTACACTCTGGATGCGCGTGAAATGCGTGACCCGGAACATAAAACTGAAGCTGGTCGAGCCGCAGGTATGCGCCTTGCTGCACAGATTGACTCTGACCTGATTTCCATGGTCACGCAGCGTGCTACTAACGTGATCACGATGGCTGACTCAACCACAGGTTCACAGGGCCGTGATTTGTGGAACTGTGCGGCAGGTATTGATGCCACCATGACGGCGATTGGTGTACCTCAAGGTATCAACCGTCGCTCTTTCTGGAACCCCTTCAACTATAAAGACCTTGCTGGCGAGCTTGGTCACCGTGCTTATGCTCAGGGCGCAACCCTGACAGCATACGAAAAAGCGCAGATCCCTCCGGTTGCGTCCTTCGATAGCTACAAGACCGATATTTCTGGTCGTGTTCCGAAGGGTACAGCAACTTCCCTGACGCTGGCAGCAGCACCTGCGCACAAAGTTGACGCGAAAGATGCTAACGATATGCCAGTTGATAACCGACAGGGGACCATTACGGTATCTGCTGAAGGTTTGCAGGTTGGCGATGCGTTTACCATTGCAGGGGTGAATTCCGTACACCAGATCACCAAAGATACCACCGGGCAGCCGCAGGTATTCCGCGTTCTGGCAGTAAGCGGAACGACAGTAACTATCTCCCCGAAAATTCTGCCGCCTGACAACGCGGATGTCGCCAGCCGACCATATGCAAACGTTGATGCTAACGCGGCAAATAGCGCAGCAATCACCATTCTCAACAAGAATGCTGCACCGGCTAACCTGTTCTGGGCTGATGGTTCTGTTGAGCTGATGTACGGCAAACTGGCGTTCCCGACTGGTCAGGGTCCACAGGTAATGACAGCAACCACCGAGCAGGGCGCTACGCTGATCATGTCTTACGCCTTCGACCACATCAAAGGCGTAACCACTGCTCGTTTCACCACTCTGTACGGTTGCTCTGTACTTGTTCCTGAATATACGGGCATCGTTATTGCCGGGCAGTAATTTTGGTGGGGCTTCGGCCCCATTTTTATTGGGAGAAGACAATGGCACGAACAATGCTCTATAAGCCGGGCAACATGATCACCTGTGGTCAGTTTACTGTCGATTACATCATTGTTGATGACGAAGAAGTTAAATCTCACCTGAAAAAAGGCTGGGTAAAAACTCCTGAAGAAACCGCAACGAAGCAAAAAGTGGCTAAGGCGGAAGAAGATGGCGAAAACGAAGGGTGATCTCGTTCTTAAGGCTTTACGAAAAGCCGGGCTGTATTCCAATGCCACGTTGACAGATGCCGACCCTCAGGCAATTGAAGATGCCATTAATGACCTCGAAGACATGATGGCAGCATGGCAGGCGAAAGGTATCGAGCTTGGATATCAGTTTGCGGATACAGAAAACGGCATCATGCCGTTACCTGACGATGATTCAGGTATCCCTGCATGGGCAAATGATGGCGTCGCTTTGAAACTCGCTGTGCAAGTGTGCATGGATAACGTCATTCAGCCGTCAGACGTTCTCCTTACCGCTGCTGACAGTGCATATCAGACAATCTGTATCGCTTTAACCAAAATACCACCACTTGAGCGGCGAAATGACATGCCTCGCGGTAGTGGTAACAAAAGCGCGTTTACGTGGAATCGGTTTTACATCGAGAAAGATGATCCGAGTACGTGAGGTGAATAAATGCCGATTCAGCAACTTCCGCTTATGAAAGGTGTCGGCAAAGACTTTCGAAACGCCGACTATATCGACTATCTGCCAGTGAATATGTTGGCTACACCCAAAGAAATCCTGAACAGCAGCGGATATCTTCGCTCATTCCCGGGCATTGCCAAACGCTCTGATGTAAACGGCGTATCGCGCGGCGTCGAGTACAACATGGCGCAGAATGCTGTTTATCGTGTGTGTGGCGGCAAGCTCTACAAAGGCGAAAGCGAAGTCGGTGACGTCGCCGGAAGTGGTCGTGTATCAATGGCGCATGGTCGGACATCACAGGCGGTAGGCGTTAACGGTCAACTGGTCGAGTATCGCTATGATGGCACGGTTAAAACCGTCTCAAACTGGCCTGCAGACAGCGGGTTTACGCAGTATGAGTTAGGTTCGGTTCGTGATATTACGCGCTTACGTGGGCGTTATGCGTGGTCAAAAGACGGTACTGATTCATGGTTTATCACTGACCTTGGAGACGAATCGCATCCTGACCGATACAGCGCACAATATCGCGCAGAATCACAGCCTGACGGCATCATCGGAATCGGAACATGGCGAGACTTCATCGTCTGCTTTGGTACATCGACTATTGAATATTTCTCCCTGACTGGCGCAACCACAGTTGGTGCTGCTTTGTATGTCGCACAGCCATCACTGATGGTGCAAAAAGGTATCGCCGGGACTTACTGCAAAACGCCATTCGCTGATTCCTATGCGTTTATCAGCAATCCGGCAACAGGTGCGCCGTCTGTGTATATCATCGGCTCCGGTCAGGTATCACCAATCGCCAGCGCGAGCATTGAGAAAATACTACGCTCCTACACTGCTGATGAACTGGCTGATGGCGTGATGGAGTCTCTGCGATTTGATGCGCATGAGCTGCTGATTATCCATCTTCCGCGCCATGTTCTGGTGTACGACGCATCTTCAAGCGCCAATGGTCCGCAATGGTGTGTGCTGAAAACAGGCCTGTATAACGATGTGTACCGCGCTATCGACTTCATTTACGAAGGCAATCAGATAACGTGCGGCGATAAGCTGGAGTCCGTGACCGGGAAATTGCAGTTCGACATCAGCAGTCAGTACGACAAGCAACAGGAACACCTGCTGTTTACTCCGTTGTTCAAAGCGGATAACACCAGAGTTTTCGACCTTGAAGTTGAATCGTCAACTGGAGTTGCGCAGTATGCTGACCGCCTTTTTCTCTCTGCAACCACTGACGGCATCAATTACGGGCGTGAGCAGATGATTGAGCAGAATGAACCGTTCGTTTACGACAAGCGCGTTTTGTGGAAGCGAGTAGGGCGCATCAGGAAAAATGTTGGCTTCAAATTGCGCGTTATCACGAAGTCACCTGTCACTCTGTCTGGTTGCCAGATAAGGATTGAGTAATGGCTGATTCGAATCTCAATGAGCCGGTAATCATTCAGGCTACACGACTCGACACATCAGTCCTTCCACGCGATATCTTCTCGCAGTCATATCTGTTGTACGTTATTGCACAGGGTGCTGATGTTGGTAACGTGGCAAACAAGGCCAACGAAGCAGGGAAGGGGGCTTATGATGCACAGGTGAAGAATGATGAGCAGGATGTCACCCTTGCAGACCATGAATCCAGAATTGAAGCTGCTGAAGCAACTCTCACCAATCATGAACATAGAATTTCAGCAGCGGAAAGCACTCTTGCAGATCATGAAACAAGGATTACGGCTGCTGAAACAGAGCTGGCTGATCACGAGACGCGAATTGCTGCCAATGAATCTGAGTTAGCAAACCATAATGCGCGCATAACTCAGAATGCAACAGATATCGACGCACTGGATACCAGGCTAACAGCGGCTGAAGGAAGCATTTCGACGCTTCAAAGCACAGTTGGTGATCACTCAACAAGAATATCTGCGCTTGAGTATGCCACTACTCGCAAGAAGTCAGAGGTTGTTTACTCAGGAGTATCGGTAACCATTCCAACAGCGCCGACCAACCTTGTTAGCCTGCTGAAAACGCTCACGCCGTCATCCGGCACGTTGGCACCATTCTTCGACACCGTTAACAACAAGATGGTTGTGTTCAACGAGAACAAAACCTTGTTCTTCAAGCTGTCTATTGTCGGGACGTGGCCCAGCGGAACCACCAACAGGTCAATGCAGCTAACCTTTTCCGGCTCTGTTCCTGACACACTGGTAAGCAGTCGCAACTCGGCGACAACAACCGATAACATCTTGTTAGCTACGTTCTTCAGCGTGGATAAAGACGGCTTTCTTGCCACAAATGGCAGCACGTTAACCATTCAGTCAAATGGTGCGGCGTTTACTGCCACAACAATCAAAATCATTGCGGAGCAGTGATGGAAATAAAGCTCATCGATAACCCGGTGAAGCTTGCAGAATTCCTTAACAACCCGGCAAACACGGGAAATATCGTAGACAGTGGAGATAAATACTACATCAAGCCTGATGCGGTATACCTCGGCATCTACGAAGGATTAGTGCTGGCTGGCGTTCATGAAGTGCGTAACTTCTGGCATAGCGTTGTTGAATGCCATGCGGTGTACGACCCCGGATTCCGTGGTGAATATGCACTGCAAGGGCATCGATTATTCTGCAAATGGCTTCTCGAAAACTCACCATTCCTTAACAGCATCACCATGGTTCCTGACACAACGAAATACGGACGGGCAATTATCCGTTTGCTTGGCGCTACCCGTGTTGGTCACCTTGATGATGCTTATACCAGCAATGGAAAGCCTGTAGGCATCACGATTTATCAGTTACCGCGCTCAAAATACGAGGAGCTAAAGAATGTTAATTTTCCAGATTGCCAATAAGCACCTCAGCAAAACTGTTTACTGCAAAGGTGGCAGTGATGGCGGTTCAAAAGCCCAGGCACGCGCAACTGAAAAGGGCATCGAACTGCAGCGTGAAATGTGGCAGACGAACATGCAAAACCTTGCACCGTTCACGCCACTCGCTCAGCAGTACGTATCACAGTTGCAGAATCTTTCCTCTCTTCAGGGGCAAGGTCAGGCGCTTAACCAGTATTACAACTCCCAGCAGTATAAAGACCTTGCAGGGCAGGCGCGTTACCAGAGTCTGGCAGCAGCAGAGGCAACGGGTGGATTAGGCTCTACAGCAACAGGAAACCAGTTAGCAGCAATCGCACCTACACTCGGTCAAAACTGGCTGTCAGGTCAGATGAACAACTACAACAATCTGGCAAATATCGGCCTTGGTGCTCTTACAGGTCAGGCAAACGCCGGACAGAACTACGCTAACAACGTCAGCCAATTGTATCAACAGCAGGCGGCAGCATCTGCGGCGAATGCTAACCGACCATCAGGATTGCAATCAGCTTTGGGCGGTGCCATGAGCGGTGCGGCATCAGGGGCGATGATTGGCTCTGTGGTGCCTGGAATAGGTACAGCTGTTGGCGCTATTGGTGGCGGTATTATCGGTGGTCTTGGATCATTGTTTTAAGGTGGGAATATGGCTACTTGGCAACAAGGAATCAACTCAGGCGGTTTTCTTGCTGGTATCGGTGGGCAAAACTCAAATGCGCCAAAGGCAAGTGATGTAAGTGAGGCGTTGGCCTATATTCGCCAGAACAACGAAATGGAGCGTTCAGGTCGCAATAACATCGGCCTTCAGGCGTTGCAGGGACTTGGTAGTGTCGCTCAAACATATCAAGCCGCAAAGCAACAGGAAGCGGATGCTGCATTCCAAAAAGAATATGCGGCAGCCATCCAGTCCGGTGATCGACAGCAGGTTCGAGATCTGATGACCAAATATCCTGGTCAATTAGAGAAGATTCAGTCTGGTATGAAGTGGGCTGACGAAGACCAGCGTGATGAAATTGGCAATCTAGCGGCAGGCGGTCAAATTGCCTCCATGATGGGTGGTGATGCATTTAGCAAGTGGATTGGAAACAATGCAACCAGATTGTCTAATCAGGGGGTAGACCCACAACAACTCCTCAGCATGTATCAAAAAGACCCACAAGCAACATCACAACTTATCGGACAATATGGTCAGTTTGCATTAGGCCATGAAAAGTATTGGGATTTACAGGACAAGATGGTTGGTCGCCAACTTGAGAAAGGGCGATTGGATGAAAGCATCCGTCAGGCTGATATGGAGAATGCGAGAGGATGGGCAAATATCCAGAACGCTCAACTAGACAGGGCTCAGCGGGCACAAATGCATAATGATAACGTCGCCCTGAAGTTGCAGGAATTAGGGATGAAACAACAGGAAAGCGGAAAGATTGACCCAAAACTTGTTCGAGATCTGAATAGTGATATTAATGGGTTCTCAAAGAATTATTCTGCAATGCGCAGTGCTTCTGACAACCTACAAGCCCTTGGGAAGCGCAACACTCCAGCCGCGCAGTTGGGAATGATTTTCAACTATATGAAATCGCTGGATCCGCAATCTGTGGTACGCGAAGGTGAGCAAGTGCAGGTAAAACGCACTGATGGAATATTCGGCACACTTGGTAACTATGTTAGCCAATTATCTAACGGCAAGATGCTGAATAATGAGCAAGTCCAAGACTTAATCAACACCTCAAAACTGATGGCAAATACTGAAGGCGAAAAGTTTAATCAGCAAATGGATGATTATCTTTCAACTTATGGAGATTCTCTCCCCAGCGGACTAACTAAGCAATTGCAATCCAGAAAAGCCAAGCTGTATGAAGATATTCAGCAGCCTGCGCAACAACAGACACAACAAGCAACATCTGGCGGTCAAACATTTCGAGAAGGTATGACCGCGAAAAATCCTAAAACTGGTCAGAAAATTATTTACAGGAACGGACAATGGCAACCAATGTAGGTTTACCAGAGGGGTTTGTTCTGGATGAACAGCCTGATAACTCACAACTTCCTGATGGCTTTGTGCTTGATTCCCAACCAGAACAGCAGCAATCACCTTTGGTTTCGCCAGAGGAAAATTCCAGACAGGAAAATGTTGTTAATAATGCTAACGGTTTCGACCGTTTTATGTATGGCGTTCTCAGTGGATTGATGGATGTTGGTAAAGGTGTTGGCCTGTTTCAGGATATGACACCAGAAGAGCAAGCCGCAATTCAGTCTCTACAGCAGAAGTTAGCGGCAAAACCATCAACCGCACAAGATGTTGGTGAGTTTGTTGGACAAGCAGCGCCATTTGTTAGTGGTGGTGGGATTATTTCTCAGGTTCCCAAAGGGGCGGCAAGGCTGGCTGCCGCCGCAGGGCTTGGTGCTGGAGAAGGGGCTATTGTAGCCAATGGAACAAATAGCGATGTTGCTTCCGGCGCTGCTATTGGCGCTGTGGCTGGCCCTGTAGCCGAGATTGTTGGTCCAGCGCTTGGGAAGATTGCAGGAAAAATTAAAAATAGTGCCGGAGATATTTATCGCTCATCCGTAGGGATGGGCAGTAAATCATCTAAAGCAACGTTAAAGAAAGCTGCTGGTGCAATGGATAATAAATTTATTGGTGGGCAACGAGCTATTCAAGATTTCGCCGATGAAGTTAATCCTGATTTTAACGCGATAAATGCTATTCGTGAGCTAGAACTGGAAAATTATGCCACTCCAGGCATGATCTCTAATAATCCTGCTGTCAGGGCTCTTGATAATGCAGTGGCAAGTCTCCCTGGAACAGAGATTAGTGAGGCGCATAAGCGTTTTATTACTGAATTAGGAAGAAAAGCTGATGAAATGATAACTTCATTTGGGGGAAACCTTGATAAGCAACTGGTTTCTGACAGGCTTGCAGATAATTTTGATAAAACCATTTCATCATTACAAAATCAGTCAGATAACATCTACAACAAAATTGCCGAAAAGGTACCTGTAAGAGACCGGATTGAGGCAACTAATACATTGAATTTTTTAGAGGATTTTGCTGATGACATAGGTGGAATTGATGAATTATCTCCAATAATGAAGCGGACATTGAACCGACTTGATCCAAACACCTTGCCAACGTATGGGCGTTTAGATCTCGCTAGAAAGCAGGTTGGACAAGCTATTGGCAAAGGCTCTGGTCCATTCAAGGATGAAGAAACAGGTGTTCTTAAAAAGTTATATGCAGCCATAACAGATGACCAACAGGCTGTCGCAGAAAAATATGGCGCAGGGGAATTATGGACGCTTGGTAAGGAGTTGGTAAAAAAACGAAAATCCATTGAAGATGATGCTGTAACCGTCTTGGGTAGAAAACTTCAGCAATCAGCAATTCCAAAAGTTGAAAGTGCTGTTGTTAATATGGCAAAAGGAAACGGTGGCGACTTTAGGCAATTAATGAAGTCGATTCCAAAGGATATGCGGCAGGAAGTTGCGCTCACCTCAATGAATAAAGCATTTACCAGCTATGCCAAATCACCTGGTCAGCAATTAGGAGTTGATGGATTTGTAAAATGGTATAACGGAATGTCACGCAATGGGGCCAATATGAAGGCTCTCCGTGATGCTATTGGCACAGATGCATCAAAGCGCCTTGATACGATTTATCAAGCAGCTAAGGCTATGAATAGACTCAATACTGGTAAGCAGTATGCTAGTAGCCTTGTGGATCAGCAAGTTAATAACTTTCTGAAAGAAAAGGGTAGTCTCGCAAAAATTTATGGAATAGCATCAAAAGCTATTGCGGCGGAAGGAATTACAAGCTCATTTGGCCTTTTGGGAGCAGGTGCTTCAGGGGTAATATCGGCTGCATTGATGTCAGGGAAAACAAGCAGGATAAAGGCTGCTGATGCTCTACTGTCCTCTCCTGAGTTTAAATCAATGCTATTTCGTCTGCAAAACGCACCAGTAGACAGAGCAGAAGTGAGACGCGTAATAGAAAGGAAGCTGATGCGATCTAATGCATTTAAGAGATGGGAGAAAACCCTGTCAACAGATGAAGCAAAAACCATTGCTCGCACGGGGTTTATCACATGGTTATCTCAGCAAGATACTACAGCCAGTGACGACCAACCCAAAATGCAATAAGGAACGCGATAATCCAACCAACTGTTACCATGTTAATCTCCATAAAGCCAAGGATGGCTTTGGCTAACCATCGGATAGGCGCTCTTTTGCCTCTTCGATTAAATCAGCACAAATAAAAGGTAGCTCTGATGAAACAACTTCCCAGCCAGATTTTTTAACAACTTCATTTAGCCACTCTTCTCTATCGCGAGTTCCTCTCCTTTTTTCCAAGAGGAAAATTTGCGAGTAAATTTGAATGGCTTTTTCGTTTAGATAAAACGCATATTGTCTGTTTAAAACAACATCTGCAAGTATATTAACGCCTTCTTGAGTTTTTGCCGCTACATCTGGCTCTACCCCCATACGAATAGATAGGTCGCATAACTCAACGAATGCACGCTCTTCAGCGTCGTGTTTCATTTTGTAAAAATGTGAAGCTAATTTTTGTGTTTCGACAAGTTCCGCCCTTAATTTTTTTATCTTGCTTCTCGTTAATATGCCAAACACGCCAACCTCCTTAGTTGATATTTTATTTGTATGAAATCAACGAGTTAAGCTCCCTCTCATTTAGAGATTGGAATCTTTTTTCAGTTATATCAATGATGGCTGGCAATAGTTTTTTTACCTTCTCATGACCATCAGGTTTAATGATAGCAATGATCTGGATATGAATTGGATATGTGTTGTGTACCGCAAATATCAAAAAGTTATCGCTAACTCTACGATGTATTGGCGTTGTTTTTAACCAAGGATCATCTACTCCAGGGATCCTGATGTGCGACTTGTAAATTCCCGATAAGACGGCGTGATGGTTTCTCTCAAACCCACCAATTTTACCAAGATAAGCTGAAACGGTGCCTCTGTTTTTGTAGTTTGCAAGAGCCTTCGCAAAGTATTGTTCTAATGGTCCAGCCGCTGCATCTACAACAATGCTTATGCGGTTTTCCATTTTGGTGCTTCCATGCCAAATCTTTTATGTGAATCTTCAACTGATTTCTTGAATGAAGCCAACTCTTCTTCAGTGAACTCTTCAGGTTCAGCATATGATAGTGGTATGTGCTGCATTGCTAGCGTCACAAGCCCCATAGTTAGCCTTTTGTATTCTATAAAAGTATTTATTGAGTGGTTTTTCATTGTTGTAAGAGTTGACATATGGGGCTTCCACGCATCGCTGTTCTCAGCGATGAAGAAGGTATACAACAGTTTCGCGATACCATAATCAAGCTTAGATATCTGATCGTTCAACATATCTACATCGTCATGTTGAATATCAAGTGAGGAAATATCTTCTTCCGTACCATTACTTAATATGTCAATGAATGTAATGTACTTTTTGCAAACTTCCTCTACAGGTGACATAACGCAGTAGATCTTGCTAAGAGCTTCAGAAGCCTGTTTTTTAGACAAAGAGCCGCTATGACTGCGATCAAAGTCTGAAATTGAACGCTCGATAGATGTTGATATGTCAGAAAAAACGTTTTCAATTTTTCCTGGCTCTTGATTCAGGATGGCCATAACGCCTATCTCAATCACAATGTATACCTTGTTATTTTATATCAACGAACAAACATTGACCTATCTGGTCTCGTACATTTTTTTCAGGGTTTCAAACACCATCTTCTTAACAATTTCTGCTTGCTGATCAGCCAAGCGTTCAGCTTCGTCTCGATAGCCTGCAATCGGTGATGGCTTTGAGAGAGCATCCTGAACGATTTGTAATAACTCAGAGTTCATTGACCTTCCGTTAGCCTCTGCTCTTAATTTCAATTTTTCTCTTACTTCCAAAGGCATACGGAAGTTAAAGTGCGGATCGTCTCTAGCCATGCCATCACCCCAAGTTAGTGTATTGACATGATAGAAGCACTCTACTATATTCTCAATAGGTCCACGGTGGACCTATATTGTGAGGTGAATATGAAAGGAATGAGCAAAATGCCGCAGTTCAATTTGCGGTGGCCTAAAGAAGTATTGGATTTGGTGCGTAAGGTGGCGGAAGAGAACGGGCGATCTGTTAACTCTGAGATTTACAAGCGAGTGATGGACAGCCTGAAGAGAGAGGGGATAACGGTATGAAGGTATCTTATATAGATTGCGACTTCTGTCATGCATCCACATTGACAGATAAAGAAACTGTTATGTTCACTAATATTGACAGGAAAGCTATTGGTTATCGAGAAGTCCACATCTGTAATAAGTGCATTGTTGATGCTTGGGAAGCACTAAACGGTAAAGATAAGAATTTTTATCTCAGAGCAACTGTAGAAGGTAGGCACTTTAAAGAAGTGAAAAGTTGAAGCCCCAACTGCGGTAACAGTCAGGGCTTCGGTATCAACAAATCGGATTAGGAAATATTGACATGAAAAGTATAGCAAAGGCACAAAACGATTTCACCATCTTCAAATTTGGCGACAGTGAAATTCGCGTCATTAACAAGTGCGGCGAGCCGTGGTTTGTAGCTAAAGATGTTTGTGATGCTTTAGCTTTGACTAACTCACGCAAGGCGCTTACTGCACTTGATGACGATGAAAAGGGAGTAACTTTAAGTTACACCCTTGGTGGTGAGCAGAATATAAGCATTGTGAGCGAATCAGGTATGTATACATTGGTTCTGCGCTGCCGCGATGCAGTCAATAAAGGTTCAGTCCCGCACAAATTCCGCAAGTGGGTAACAGCAGAAGTTCTGCCTTCAATTCGCAAACATGACGAGTATGTAAAAGGAAAGAAAACCACTGTTGAGGAAAGAACACCGCTACGCGATGCAGTAAACATGCTGGTAGGAAAGAAAGGACTTCGCTATGACGATGCATACAATATGGTTCATCAGCGTTTTGGTATTGACAGCATTGATGAACTTTCAATTGAACAAATCCCGCTGGCCGTAGAGTACATCCACAGGGTAGTGCTTGAAGGCGAGTTCATCGGCAAACAAGAAGAGTTACCAGCGCCAAAACTGGATATTAACTTCCCGATTTCATGGTTTGCTGAAAATGCACCTTACGCCATTATCAGGCAGCAATGCGGTGATACTGTTGCTCTTGACCGAAGCGCACTCGTTGAATGCAGCCCGGCGTATAAACTAATCAATATTCTGACAAAAGCGGGGTATGACGTTTCAGCAGTAAGAGCTGAACTAAAAGCACTTCGCCATTTAATGGCTGAGCAAAGCTGGGCACTTAAAGAGATAGCTTCATTCGCAGCGATACGTGATAGAGCGTGCCACTCAATTAAACTTTAACTACCTGCACGAAAAGTGTAGGTCAATAACCAACGCAACGACCCAGCTTCGGCTGGGTTTTTTTATGCCCAAAATTCACCGCAGCAACTCAGCGGCGATGGCCTTGATGGATAGCACTACGAAATTTTCGTAGTTCAAAAACCAAACAAATACCAACCGTAGCCACGCTGCGGCGATTCCTTGTATCTGGAGCAAATTAAATGACAGACATTACAGCCAATGTGATCGTATCGATGCCATCGCAACTCTTCACTATGGCGCGTTCTTTTAAAGCCGTAGCCAATGGCAAAATTTATATCGGTAAAATTGATACTGACCCGGTAAATCCAGAAAACCAGATTCAGGTTTATGTAGAAAACGAAGATGGTTCTCACGTTCCTGTTGCACAGCCAATCGTCATCAATGCCGCAGGGTATCCAGTATATAACGGACAGATTGCTAAGTTCGTTACTGTACAAGGGCATTCTATGGCTGTGTACGATGCATATGGATCACAGCAGTTCTATTTTCCTAATGTGCTGAAGTACGATCCCGATCAGCTTAGATCACAGATAGAATACGGGCAGTATATTCACATTCCTGATGGTTATTCACATTATGATGAGTTTGATAATATTCCTCTGAATATATTGGGTGTGGATTATAGTCCTGTTAATGTATATGATGTTTCTTATGATGTGTTGACTGGTATATTTAAAGTTTCTGTTCAGAATGCAGATAATTTTCATGTTGGTAAATATTGTATACTTTCTGGCAGGAGAGACATTTCATGTGGAGCGATGATAATTTCCAAGGATGGAAATGTTTTAACATTGGATATGAGTCACAATGGTATAATTTCAGGCCCAGTTAACGGGGTTGTGGCAAAACCAATAAATTCCATAATAAAAACAACAAAAGGAATACAATTTAGATCAAATATATACAGCATAAAAAATGTTGCTGTTGAAACAGATGGTGATTACGGACTCATTATCGGAGGTGGATACTACCCTGATTCACAATGTGGTAGTTGCGTAGTTTGGGATGCAAACAATTTGATTGTAAATGGAGGCTCTGTTTGTGGAGTTCTTGTTTCTGGCTCTGGATCTCAGTTTGGGGTTAATGGGGTTCATATATCAAATGCTAATATTTCCCTTGAATGTGTGTACAGTGCAAGCGTGAGGGGCACAGAATTCACTTCTTACAATTCAGGGGAAGACTCTCTTAAGGTTGAGCATGCGGCGGATTGTTATATTAAAGGCGGATCTATTTTTAAACCGAGAACTCAATCGTGTATAGGATCAAGGTATTCTTCGTCTGTTGAATTTTCAGATGGGTATCTATCAGATGGAGCAATTGCTTTTGCCACATGCCAGTTTGCATCTTATTTAAGTTTAAGAAACATAACGATAAAAGGAAATGCAACATATGCTATTAACTGTGTTGATGGAGGTGTTGTTGTTACCAATAACATTAATGCATCGGAAGCAACTGGTGACTTTGCAATACGAGCTGATAAATTCTCTGTAGTAAGGCAGGCCGGGGCTAATAGTGATTTTTCAGGATATTCTGCGTTGACATTAATAAATAACTCACATATAGATTTGAATGGTGTTACATATTCAGGAAAGAAAGTAAAATCAACGTTGAATGTTGGCACGATTTCAGCAAGTGGCAGGTTCTCAATGCAAAGAACATTGACCGGATATATCATATCTAATGAAGTTCCTCTACAAATGACAGTGTTGAATGATCTCCCAATAGGTATAATTTCAGATGCTATTGCTGTTTCCGATAATATCGTCAGGGTAACATTTCAAAATGTCACTCCAAATCCTATTAGCGTAGGTGATGTAAATATTCTTTTGAGTTGGTAAGTATGGACATATCTCATTTCATTCATGTGCTAATATCATTATCGCTACAGTTTCTGTTTTTGAGTTTATTTAATGATCCGATAACTGGGGCTGTAATAGGGTGTGTGTTTTTTATATCCCGAGAACACACCCAGGCAGAATATCGCTGGATAGAAATGTTCGGGCATGGCAAGCGTATGAATATGCCGTGGTGGGGCGGTTTTGATCCACGCGTGTGGGATGTGGGAAGTTTGTTGGATTTTGCTGTGCCAGTGGTGGTGTGTCTGCTGGTCTGGCTGTTGATCCGTTAAATATAAAAAGCCGCAGTAACTTGTCATGATAGGATACTGCGGCTGGCTGGTTAACTTTCGATAGTGCGAGTATTGAATGATTTCCAGCCGTTACTGATTTTACTATGTTTTCACTAGAATGCTTAGACAAAATTTAAACACACAAAGCTTTGCACTGGATTGCAAGGCTTTGTGCTCTTCTGTGGATGTGTGGCTACATGTTTGAAGATCGTTGTGCCGTATTTGTGACATACACATGGCAACATCATGCATCAACTTTCTGTTTGTGCCATCAACTATAGGTTAGTGAATGCGGTTAATGCTTGCTAAAACAGATAGTTATGATTGGTGCTACAGATTCGTAATGCGAAGGTCGTAGGTTCGACTCCTATTATCGGCACCATTTAAATCAATAAGTTACACATCATTAGTACCTTCCTTATTTTTTGACTGGGACAAATTTGGGACCGATGGGTTCAGGATCGAGTCTATTTGCTGTGCGTGTTCGGTAAGGTGATTAGGTGCAAGGTGAGCATATCGACGAACCATTTCGATAGACTCCCAGCCTCCCATTTCCTGTAACACTGACAACGGGACTCCGGCTTGAACCAGCCAACTTGCCCAGGTGTGTCTCAAGTCGTGAAATCTGAAATCATCAATACCAGCCCGTCTCAGCGCCGCTTTCCAGGCTGTGTTTGCGTCATACCGCATCTTCCTTACTGTTGGCGCTTTCGTTCCGTCTGGTTTGGTACAGCTTTCCTTGTACACAAATACCCAACGGTGATGATTCCCGATTTGTTTTTTCAATACGCGACATGCAGTATCATTCAGCGCAACGCCAATTGCGCGGTTTGATTTACTCTCTTCCGGGTTTATCCATGCCACCCGGCGCTGCATATCTATTTGTTGCCATTCAAGGTTGATGATGTTCGAGCGTCTTAAGCCTGTTGCCAGTGCAAATTCAACAACAGACTTTAATGGCTCCGGACATTCATCAATCAGCCTTTGTGCTTCATGGGGCTCCAGCCAGCGGATCCGTTTATTCTTTGGTTGAGGCACTTTAATAATTGGTGCCTTATCCAGCATTTTCCATTCACGCTCTGCGGCTCTTAGTAGGGCCTTTATAAATGAAAGATGCGTAGCCTTCGTTGCAACGGACGCTGGTTTTGGCGTGTATTCTGGAACAGGTTTCCCTTTTTTTCTGCATGCTTCTGCCCTGAGTTTCCAGTTTTCCTCATGACGCCGGTTCGTCATTTTCTGCATTGCTGAATAAATTTTTGATTCAGTAATGTCTCTTAGTTGCATTCCTGCGAAATGTTGAAGCCAGAATCCGATCCGGCTTTTGTCATCGTCCAGTGATTTTTTATGTGCTTTCTCTTCAAGCCACCTGACACACGCTTCCTCGAACGTTATATCAGGTATTTCACCAAGTTTGCTGACCCGCCATGCTTCAGCCTTTAGCTTGTCATGGAGTTCTGTCGCCTGCCTTTTGTCCTTTGTTCCAAGAGACTGTTTAAATCTTTTACCGTTCGGCAATGTGAAACTGGCGTACCATATTTCACCTCTGCGGAAGAGTGACATTTTCTTTCCTCTGTTATGCCATCACCCGCGCTCACCTGGACAGTATGCAGCGGAGACTGAAGAGCCGCAATGCAGGCTTGTCGTGTTGTGAGGTAAGGAGATTTATTCTTAGTGGGATCTTTGCGTGTTGCCTGAAGACGCCCTGTGCGTATCCAGTTAATGGCAGTCGGTCTGGATATCTTGAGAAAATGACAGGCCTCATCGAGTGTGAGGCTGTATGGCTCCATTATTTCACCTCTTGCTGTGACATTGTTGAGAAATGGATACCAGCTCGTTGCTGCCAGACGATCCAACCGAGAGTCATATCCCATGCCATGTATTCGTTATCGCCGTTTTTTGCTCTCCGACGATCTACTAAGTCACCAAAACGCTTTTCCATGAATAATTCATAAGCTTCGCGTTCATCTGGTTCTACTTCCAGAGATAGGAGTGCGATTTCATAAGCACGGCGCTCAATATCGTCTCGCACGTCAAGGCTGCTGATACGCTCTTTAATTTCTTTAATCAGTTCTTTGTCGGTAAAAGTGGTCATTATGCTCCAGCCTCCGGTGCTTTTGGCATTACTGCCCAGTGAGTGATATTGACGTTTTCAAGGTCCCCGACCTGAAATGTCCACTGCCATTCTCCGGTTTCTTTTTGTCCCCAGGTGTACCAGAGAGAACGCCAGCCAATTAGCCAGCCTTCTCCGTTAGCATCGAATAACAAAACACTTTCATTTGCTGGTGGCAGTTCAGTTGACACTGGTATTACTTTGTTTTCCTGTGCTGCACATTTAGCTTCAAGCGCATCGAATTTACGCACCAGGTATTCAGCATCCGTTTCATTCACTTTCAGATCTCGCGGTACACATCTCCCACGAAGAAACCCTTCCATTTCGAAAACATTCATGCGCATTTGCGTAACTCCGATAATTCGTTAAAGCGTTCCATAAACATCCCGTAGGCATGGCCTGGAGCCAGTGGAATCACGTTGAACATCTCTGTTGCCGGGATACCTTCCAGCACAGGCCAGAAAGAGCCATCATCAAGCCCGAGATCGCGGCGTTCGGTTGCCAGCATAATGAGATCGGCATATTTCACTGGCGTGCTCATAACAGGAGGTAACCCGTATTTCTCACGGATTACGGCGTCTATTTTTTCTTCCATCCGTTTATAGTCAGGAAGAAGTCGTTTCAGTGGTGCGGGGATGTCCTGGCAATATGCTTCTGTTGCATCATGCATTAAAGCTTCAAAAGCAAATTCCTGCGGCACCAGCTGGCTGCAAAGCACCGCATGTTGGGCGACACTGTAGAAGTGTGAAAGATGTCCTGCAAAGCGACAGATATTTGAAAGGGAAACCGCGATATCGTTAATAACGATGTCGTCTTTATTTATCCTGTCATAATAAAAATGCTTCCCGGAAAAAGTTTTAATAAATGACATTTTGTTCTCCACGTATATGCGCTGCACCGCGCTGAATTCGGGTAAAAGGAAGCCCTCACCGTCCGGCGATTATTGAGTCAATTACATTTCCATAAATGCCCCCGTAGGGGCGGTTAGTTTCTCCACAAAACAGAGAAGAACACCTGCGGTGGCAGCCGCCCGGATGGATTGGGTTATGAGCCCGTCGTCCGGTGAGGCTCTTCTCTGTTTTGTAAAAAGGACGGTACCAGCCGGAAGCAAGGGTACAAACTGGTACCGCCAGGACTACACACAGCATAAAGTTGTGGTGCCGGGTGCCTCCCGGTGCCTGGCGAAGGTTGCACACCAGGCGGGTGGGTATCCACAGAAGGTCGACTGTCAGCCTCAACCTTAACCCGCGTGCGCTGAGCCGCATTCACCACAACGCTAAGGATTCTCTCTGGTTGAAAATACTTAGCTGTTATGTGCCTGCTTTTAGCCACATCAGGCGAGGTGGACCTGGTTATTCCCCAACAACAAGGATTCGGTTAATCTGGATATCCCCAACAACAATAAGAGTATTCAATGTGATCGCTGAATTAACGGCAGCAATGACGGCTATTCGTGAAACAGCCCAGATTGCAAAACTAATGAACGAGGCAAAAACTCAAGCTGAAGTAAATGCGGCTATTGGTGAGCTGAACTCAAAGCTTGCGTCTATTCAGCGCGAATGCGTGTCTCTCGTTGAACTGGTGGGCTCTTATCAAGAAATAAATGCTTCTCTCAAAGCTAAAATTGCAGAATTCGAAAACTTTGAGGCTCAGACGGAAGGCTATATCCTTAACCAACTTGAGTCGGGTACTTTTGTATACTCGAAGGAGGTAATCGTGAACGGTGGCAGCATAACCATGCATCTTTGCCCAAAATGTTTTGGACAAAAGATAGTATCGATACTTCAACCATTCCCGGTTAGCGAAGATGAGCTTTTTCATAAAAGCAGGTGCCTCCACTGTGAAAATAAGTTTCTGATGAATAAAAATCCGGATTACGTATCGCCTCCATCCATTGAGGAGTTGGCCAGAAAACTTAACGGCAATCTGTAGATTGCTACTGTTGTGGATATCCAGATTGTTAAAGAGCGAAGCGTCCTATAGGGCGCTTTTTTGTTGCTAACGAATCATCTTGGACTTCATATGCCCAAGGCGGCTACTTCTTGGTCGTCCTGACTGTTCGTTTTTGACATTTACTGACCGCTTACGACACATGCACCATGCACCGTGTTGCAACCAGATTTTGTTGTAATCCTGTAGTTGGTCTGGAACAAAAGATAAAATTAAAATGCGAAATGCGCAAGTAATATTTTGCGAGATGTGCAAAATGATGGGTGATAAAAAGCCACCTTTCGGTGGCCGATGGATGGGATATTGAAGTTAATTATGTCTCTTAAGGGTTTGCGACTGACTGATTAAGACCTTTCCAAAGACCATGAATCGGTGTTCGTTTTCGCTAGTAATTCCCCATTCACGGTAAATCTGGTTATCAGAAATCACCAGCAGTTTGTCAGGAATCATTTGAAGTCTTTTAACGTATATTTTGTCATCAAAACCAAAGACATATATACCATCACCATCAAACTGATTGATGCTGACATCAACGAAGATGAGATCTCCTGGCTCAATGGTTGGACACATACTGTCCCCACGAACGTTGATAACTTTGATGTGATTGGCTGGTCGTCCGCCGAACATTGATACAGCATTATCAGTTCTGTATTCGATGGCATGAATCACATCAATGACATCACCGCCCTGGATAAGGCCATTTCCCGCACTGGCACTGATATCCAGCATTTCAATACGGAACACATCCTTCACCTGCGCAACATCCTCATCATTACTGTTTTTATATACAGTATTGCTTTTGAGGGCAGAGGTAAAGAGATCAGCAATATCAACACCTAAGCTCTTGGCAATATTACTCAGTGTTTGTTCGGTAAATTGTTTCTGCTTACCCGTTTCTAAGCGCGAGATGTTCGCCGCATCTACTCCTATTGCTTCAGCGAGATCGGCGATTTTCATGTTCTTCGCTTGGCGAAGTTGTCTGACTCGGTTTCCTATGTTCATGCGTTTATTACATTTCTTTATTGCGTGATAAGCAAATCAACTTGCGCAAAATACTTGCGTGAAATAACATGCATAACGCGCAATATTTGGAGGTTATATGCAATCACCATTACGAAATGTGCGTAAGGCGCATGGTTTCACTTTGCAGCATGTTGCTGCGGGTGTTCAAGTCAATCCAGCGACGTTGAGTCGTATTGAGAGGCTGGAACAGATTCCATCTATCGAGCTTGCAGAACGTTTAGCCAATTTTTTTAAGGGTGAAATCAGCGAAATGCAGATTCTTTATCCGGCACGTTTTCAATCTAGCCAAAACCAGAATGGGTTTAAACCACAGGAACAGGAGGTGAACCGTGGGTAAGCATCACTGGAAAGTAGACAAACAGCCTGAGTGGTACGTGAAAGCTGTCAGAAAAACTATCGCAGCGTTGCCGGGGGGTTACGCTGAAGCTGCTGACTGGCTGGATGTAACAGAGAACGCATTATTTAACCGCCTTCGTGCCGATGGCGATCAGATTTTCCCGCTGGGATGGGCAATGATTTTGCAACGTGCTGGTGGAACTCACTTCATTGCTGATGCTGTGGCGCAGTCTGCAAATGGCGTCTTTGTGTCTCTTCCTGACGTCGAGGATGTGGACAACGCCGATATTAACCAGCGTCTGCTGGAAGTCATTGAACAGATCGGCAGTTATTCAAAACAGATTCGTTCAGCAATCGAAGACGGTGTAGTGGAACCGCATGAGAAGACAGCAATTAATGACGAGCTGTACCTCTCAATTTCGAAGCTGCAGGAGCATGCAGCACTGGTCTACAAAATTTTTTGCATTTCAGAAAGTAATGACGCCCGCGAGTGTGCAGCTCCGGGCGCCGTGGCGTGTCGTGACTGTGGAGAAACTAACGCATGAACAGTTTAACAACACACTACCGTCGCTCGCAACTGATTGCACTTCCTGTACCGGGTGGAAAAGCGAAGGTGGAGTATTGCTATGCAGTGAATGTACCAGGTGACAGGGAAATTGTAACCCACAGCTTTGCAGAGTGGGCTGTGGGCGATTTCAACCGGCAAAAGGAGACAGTCCTTTGCGACAAGTTAACCGCTGGTTCAAAGATCACTACGGAGTGCCCGTCAGAGTCATTCGTTGGGAGCCGGAAACACAACGGGTTATCTACCTCCGCGAAGGCTATGAGCATGAGTGCTTCAGCCCGCTCGAACAGTTTCGTCGTAAATTCAGGGAAATAGAGGTCGGTCATGAGCACTAAATTAACCGGCTATGTATGGGATGGTTGCGCTGCGTCAGGCATGAAGTTATCCAGCGTGGCAATTATGGCCCGCCTGGCTGATTTCAGTAATGACGAAGGTGTGTGCTGGCCATCAATTGAAACCATTGCCCGCCAGATTGGCGCGGGGATGAGCACCGTCAGAACGGCTATCGCACGGCTGGAAGCAGAAGGCTGGTTAACGCGTAAGGCGCGTCGCCAGGGTAACCGCAATGCGTCGAATGTTTATCAGCTTAACGTTGCGAAGCTTCAGGCAGCGGCATTTTCTCAACTGTCAGATTCTGACCCGTCAAAATCTGACGCATCAAAATCTGACCCGTCAAAATTTGATGCGTCGAAATCTGGCAAAAAAGCGGGTTTTCACCCGTCAGAATCTGGCGGGGATCCGTCAGTAAAATCAAAACATGATCCGTCAGATAAAAAACCTTCTCGTCCGGACGCTTCGCAACCGGACATGCAGAAGGCTGAACAGGATTTTTTAACTCGCCATCCTGATGCGGTTGTATTCAGCCCTAAAAAGCGCCAGTGGGGAACGCAGGATGATTTGACCTGCGCACAGTGGCTCTGGAAAAAAATCATCGCCCTGTACGAGCAGGCCGCCGAATGTGACGGCGAGGTGGTTCGTCCCAAAGAACCGAACTGGACAGCCTGGGCAAATGAAATTCGCCTGATGTGTGTACAGGACGGTCGTACCCACAAACAAATCTGCGAGATGTACAGCCGCGTCAGCCGCGACCCGTTCTGGTGCCGTAACGTGTTCAGCCCGTCGAAGCTGCGGGAAAAATGGGATGAACTTTCCCTGCGCTTATCGCCGTCCGTCAGCACGTACACAGAAAAACGCGAAGACCCGTACTTCAAAGCCAGTTACGACAATGTGGACTACAGCCAGATCCCGGCAGGATTCAGGGGGTGATCATGAGCCTTTTGAATGACGTTCAGAAATTCATTGAAGCCCATCCGGGGTGTACTTCCGGAGACATTGCGGATGCTTTTGCAGGTTACTCACGGCAGCGAGTTCTGCAGTCAGCAAGCAAGTTACGTCAGAGTGGGCGTGTGGCTCACCGTTGTGAAGAGGATACACGCAGACATTTCCCGCGCCAGGCTGAGATATCGCAGGAGCGGAACCAGTTTGTGAAACCAGACCTGTGCGCAATTTCTATGTCGGCACTAACGACCCCCGGGTGATTTTGTGCCTGACCCGCCATGCTGAAGAACTGGAGTCCAGGGGTTTATACCGTCGTGCTGCAACGGTGTGGATGGAGGCATTCCGTGAAAGCCACTCCCAGCCAGAACGAAACAATTTTCTGGCGCATCGTGAGCGGTGCTTACGGAAAAGCAGCAAGCGCGCTGCATCGGGTGAAGAGTGGTATCTGTCAGGGAATTACGTGGGGGCTTAATGACGACGTTAACTCAATGCCAGCAGCAGGTGCTGGATATGCTGATTTCTTACCAGAAAGAACGTGGCTTCCCGCCAACCAATCAGGAGGTGGCTACCATGCTGGGATACCGTTCAGTGAATGCAGCGGTGGAGCATCTTCGCGCACTGGAGAAAAAAGGCGTCATCACGATAAAGCGTGGCGTGGCCCGGGGCATCACGCTTCATACCGCGGTGAAGGACGACGACAGCGAGGCGGCCGGGATTATCCGCGCACTGCTTGCTGGTGAGGAAAACGCCAGGCTGCGTGCAGCCCACTGGTTACATGAGAGGGGGCTGAAAGTATGACGCTGATTCTGCCTTTTCCACCCAGCGTGAACACCTACCCCAACAAAGGGGCATTTGCTGGTAAGAGCCTGATAAGCGCGGCGGGGCGAAAATTCCAGAGTGCGGCGTGCACAGCAATAGTTGAGCAGTTACATCGTCTGCCGAAACCAACGTCGGCACCTGCTTCAGTGGAGATCGTGTTGTTTCCTCCGGATAACCGGATCCGCGATCTGGACAACTATAACAAGGCGCTGTTTGACGCCCTGACCCACGCGGGTGTGTGGGAAGACGACAGCCAGGTGAAAAGAATGCTGGTGGAGTGGGGACCGGTTATCCCGGAAGGGAAGGTCGAGATAACTATCAGTAAGTACGAGAAAACGGCGGGTGCAGCCGCCTGATTAAGAGGAGAAACGAAGTATGAATAATCTGATGGTCATTGATGGTATTGAAGTTCGTCGTGATGCTTATGGGCGTTACAGCCTGAACGATCTGCACAGGGCTGCTGGTTCTCTGGATAAGCATAAGCCTGCATTCTGGCTCCGCAATGAGCAAACTGAGCGTTTAATAAGCGAGTTGCAGATTTGCAACTCGGTCAATATAGAGCCAGTTAACGTTATTCGTGGCGGAAATAACCAGGGGACGTATGTCTGCAAAGAACTGGTGTATGCCTATGCAATGTGGATCAGCCCGTCATTCCATCTGAAGGTGATCCGTACTTTCGACATGGTAACCAGCGCACCGGAAAAATTATCCGGACAGGCTGCTGACAAGATGCAGGCTGGTGTGATTCTGCTGGACTTTATGCACCGGGAATTAAACCTGTCTAACTCTTCAGTGCTTGGTGCCTGTCAGAAACTCCAGGAGGCTGTTGGCTTACCGAATCTGGCACCGCGCTATGCCATTGATGCTCCTGCTGACGCGCCTGATGGCTCAAGCCGCCCCACGCTGTCACTGAGTGCACTGCTGAAGCAGTATGGTATCCGCCTGACAGCTAATCAGGCATATCACCAGATGGTGAAGCTGGGGATCGTCGAGCAGCGCGAACGATACAGCCGTACCGCGATTAACAACATCAAAAAATTCTGGTCGCTGACAGCGAAAGGCTGCATGTTCGGCAAGAATATCACCAGTCCCGCAAATCCGCGCGAGACGCAGCCGCATTTCTTCGAATCCCGATTCCCTGAGCTGTTAAAGCTGCTCGATACCGTTCATTGAGGTGACCGTGAGAGCACTACTGACCCCTGAAATTGCCCCGCGTATGGGGATCGTATTGTTCAGGCCAGGTTCAGAGCTGATGCCCCTGTTTATGCAGGGGCGTGTCCTGCTGGAGCCTGAGCCGGAACGTTATTCATCTTTCGCCAGTGGTGCCGTTCCGGCGGCATCACAACCGCTGGCGGATGATCCTGCCGTTCGGGCCGTGTTCCGCAATGAGGCAGTGATCCGTCGTGCTGGTGGCGTGGAATGTCTTGAAAGCTGGTTACTTCGTGAAAAAGGCTGCCAGTGGCCTCATTCCGACTGGCACAGCGAGAACATGACCACAATGCGACACGCGCCGGGCGCAATCCGTCTGTGCTGGCACTGCGATAACCAGCTGCGCGATCAGTTCACGGAACGGCTGGAATCAATGGCAACGGATAGCTGTGCCCGCTGGGTGTTATCTGTTGTGCGCCGTGATCTCGGTTTTGATGATAGTCACGTTGTGACAATGCCGGAACTGTGCTGGTGGCTGGTTCGTAATGACCTGGCGGATGCCTTACCGGAAAGTGCAGCCCGTAAGGCACTGAGATTACCGAAGCCTGTTGTGCCGTCTGTCACCCGGGAGAGTGACCTTGTTCCTTCGGTTCCTGCCACCAGCATTATCCAGGATAAAGCGAAAAAGGTGCTGGCGCTGAAAGTGGATCCAGAGTCGCCGGAGTCTTTTATGTTACGCCCAAAACGTCGCCGCTGGGTTAATGAAAAGTACACGCGCTGGGTTAAGACACAGCCGTGTGCATGTTGTGGAAAGCCTGCTGATGATCCCCACCACCTGATAGGTCACGGTCAGGGTGGAATGGGTACAAAAGCGCATGACCTCTTTGTGTTGCCTTTGTGCAGAAAGCATCACGACGAGCTGCATGCGGATACCGTGGCATTTGAAGAGATGTATGGCTCCCAGCTGGAGCTGATATTTCGTTTTATCGATCGTGCGCTGGCAATTGGCGTGCTGGCCTGATTTTGTGGAGAAAGTTGATGCGTGATATTCAAATGGTTCTTGAACGTTGGGGTGCATGGGTGGCAAATAATCACGAGGATGTCACCTGGTCGTCTATTGCTGCAGGATTTAAAGGACTAATCCCTTCAAAAGTAAAATCCCGCCCGCAATGTTGTGACGATGACGCGATGATCATTTGTGGGTGCATGGCTCGCCTGAAAAAGAACAACAGCGATTTGCACGATTTATTAGTGGATTATTATGTAGGTGGTATGACGTTTATGGCGCTTGCCCGTAAACATGGGCGTTCTGATTGCTGGGTTGGGCGTTTATTGCAAAAGGCTGAAGGTGTAGTTGATGGCATGTTAATGATGTTAGAAATTGAGCTAGAAATGGACCGTTAGAACACTTCTAAGTGAGGGGGTTATTTATATTTGTTCAGACGTGAGCTGAAACAGCTATTATGGCACAGTGCCAAACCTGAGCTGACAGGTAGCACTATGCCATATATGGACGTAGTACTTAATAAATAGGGAATAACTCCAAGCTAGAAGTGAGGTCTACATTTTACCATAAAAATAAAATCTAGTAGGGCGCAATCAGTTGCTTAGCACAATCACTCGGGGTATAACTATATATAGTATGCTTATGAGAGCGCAGAATTTTAAACTCATATACTATAGCCAGTAACTTAGCTGATATTGTTACACAATAAATAGTTTCGAACGTAATGAATATACAATCGCTTAGCTTGGCTGGTGACTATTTAAACAAATTGTAAACAACCATATATTGGGATTGTGAGATGATTAAAGAAATATATGAAATAGTCGAGGAACAATATTTTTCATCAGGTGATTTTAATGGATTGCCTATTTATAAGTTAGATGGTCTTTTCGATATCAAAAGCGAAACTTTCAAAGTTTTGGTTAGAAAAGGAATCGAAGATGATATTTTAACTGCTTGTTTTGGGGATAACCCTCATATTAAAGCGTTTTCAAAAATCCCCAAGGATAATATCCTTAAGAATTTCGATGATTCAGAGAGTTTAGATTACATATGCTTATATCCCCATGAAAATATGCTAGCCAAATCTAGTAAGCTTTCTGCTTATAGTAAGTCACCATATGAAATGGAGCTAGCAAGAGGTGCGGGACAATTTGACTATAGAACTTTTGATTTGTCTGTTTTGGAATACTACCGAAATGATCCACGTTATTCATACTTTACAGACTTTATACATGGGGAAATATCTATTACGGATGAGTATTATGAATCAGACAATATTCCTGAACACGATCAAATATTGCTTAAAACATTTGGGTTTGCTTATGATGACAGTCTAAATAGATATGTTGCAGTTTTCTTGAGATACCTGAGTGATCTCAGTCCTGAACACCAAAATGTTTGGGCAGCGAAAGAAGTAAAAGGAGATATAAAGTTGCATCCCGATTACTATGCTGCAAGCATATTAGGAGCTTGGGGGACTAAAATTTCTATTTTTAGTGCATTTACGGAAGAACTTAAAATAATTAATAAAATGAGCGTGTTAATAGGAAAGGCTGAACTTTTTAGAAAAGATTACAGCGATGACATGCCTAAAGAGTTCGGGTTTCTTTTGCGACCAACTCGTTCAGAATTTAATAATTTCATGCTTTTGTTGGATAAAATGATGTCCGACAATCTTAATAAGAAATTCTTCGAGGATGATGTGGAGCTTGAAATTGAAGAGGAGCGCGAGGATGGGAAAATAGTCGTAAGGCCTAAAGGCACTATACAAATACTTGAGTCATGGCTTGATAAATATTTCCAGCCAACAGATCCTGCGCCAGTTAAAGATATGATTGACACCTTTAGAAAGGTAAGGCAACTTAGACAAAAACCAGCACATGCCATCGATAACAATAACTTCAATCAGGAGTATTTCAAACAACAAAGGGATATTGTTATAAAGGCCTATGTTGCTATCAGGACATTAAGACTCATTTTGGCGAGTCACCCTAATGTTAAGAAAAATCCACCAAAGATTAGCGAGCATCTTTATAATGGCGAGATCTGGGATATATAGTGGTACTGGCATAACGATGGTCTTCAGGCTGGTAATTTGCATTCTTAGTTTCTTTTATCAGCCGTACAGCAGCGTATTTTTTGCTTTTCTCTCAAAGCGGGCTGTCAAACTTGATTTCGTTCTGGTTACTCAAATTGTCAGTTGGAGTTATAGCTAGTACAGGTAATTAAATCAGTTTAATGTGTGGGGAGTCGATTTTCTCTCCCCATTTTATGTAATTAATTGACTTAAGGTTTTAACTCATCAAGACGTTGTTGGATAGTGTTTTTGCTTGCGTTGTCTGTTATAGCCATTTGTTGTACTTGCCCCATTGCCATTTGAGTTTCCATCCACATATCGGCCCACACTTTTGTATCGTTATTAACTTGAGCGATAGTAAATCTGACTTTTGATACCGGGGTTGTTGAATAGGCATTGCCGATTAACATTTGTCCGAAAACAGCAGAGCCGCCTTCCAGTTCTTTACCACATATAACACTGCTGTTATCCGCGTTGTAAATTATCAACCCTCTACTATTGCAGTAATTCACAAGGGCATCTTTGACTTTATCTTTTGTCGTATTTTGATAAACCCCCTCAGGTTTTCCTGATTGAGTTTTCTTTATCAATGGTACGGAAGAAGTACAACCTGAAATGATAGTTGCGCTAAGTAATAGTACAGTCATTTTATTCATGTTTCTTATCCATTGTTAAGGGCATACCCACACAATTATTTTTATTGGAGATGAATAATCAACCGTTTACAATCGTAAAAAATCAAATATGCTGTTAAGAATGGTTACTTCGCCACACAACTTAAACCCGCCGCTGAGCGGTTTTTTTGTACCTGTAAACTTGGTGCAGTACAGTAAACACGCTGGTGGTCGTGAATACTGACTTTTTATCTTGCTGGCTTTTTAGACAAGAGTTATTGGTATGTCATGTTAACCAGAAGGGAAAAAGACATGCTAAAACAGCAAGATATGACAGAAACCGCCGCCGCAGTCCTTCATTTCTTACCTGCTGACAAGTGGGTAACGCCACGCATGATGACGAGAACTACCGGAGTAAGCGAAGCCCGGTGCCAGTTAATACTGACTCAGTTAGTTCTGGCGGGTCTGGCGAAGGATAACGGCGGGTACGGGAATAAATTCAGACGCTGCCAGTAATGGCGGTTTCCTGCTGTGAAAATGGGCGGCTGGTGGGTGTTGGTAGCACCTGCCAGCCATTCGCTCATGCTTACTGGTCACAAGCGAACCACGGCCCACTGCTTTAGCGCAAAAGCAGAGTGAGCCTACCAGAGTTACGCTTACTGATCCATGAAAAATACTGTAAAAATAAACAGTGTTGATTTAATCAACGCTGATTGCCTGCATTTTATTCAGTCCCTGCCTGATGATTCCATTGACCTGATTGTTACCGATCCGCCTTACTTCAAGGTGAAACCCAACGGTTGGGACAATCAGTGGAAAGGGGACGAAGATTACCTTAAGTGGCTGGACCACTGTCTGGCCCAGTTCTGGCGGGTATTGAAACCTGCCGGAAGCCTTTACCTGTTCTGTGGGCATCGCCTGGCATCTGATATTGAGATTATGATGCGTGAACGTTTCAACGTGCTTAACCATATCATCTGGGCGAAGCCGTCCGGACGTTGGAATGGGTGTAATAAAGAAAGTCTGCGCGCATATTTTCCTGCCACAGAGCGCGTTCTGTTTGCTGAACATTACCAGGGGCCATATCGCGGCAAAAGTGACAGCTATGCGGCAAAAGAAAGGGAACTCAAACAGCACATAATGGCACCGCTGATATCGTATTTCAGGGATGCTCGTGCCGAACTGGGTATAACGGCAAAACAAATTGCCGAAGCCACAGGTAAGAAAAATATGGTTTCCCACTGGTTTGGTGCCAGTCAGTGGCAGTTGCCGAATGAGGCTGACTATCGGAAGTTACAGGCACTGTTTTCCCGTATAGCGGCAGAGAAGTTTCAGGAACAACAACTGGAACAACCACACCACCAGCTGGTGGCATCTTATGATTCACTGAATCGCAAATATTCTGAATTGCTGGATGAGTTTAAATCTCTCCGGCGCTATTTCTCCGTATCAGTCTCCGTGCCTTATACCGATGTCTGGATGCATAAACCCGTTCAGTTCTACCCGGGTAAACATCCGTGTGAGAAACCGGCGGATATGCTCAGGCAAATAATCAATGCCAGTAGTCGACCTGGTGATCTGGTTGCTGATTTTTTTATGGGATCCGGTTCCACAATAAAAGCAGCAATGGCGCTGGGGCGTCGGGCCTTAGGTGTTGAGCTTGAGTCAGAGCGGTTTAACCAGACAGTGAAAGAGATAAACGAGCTGGTGGGGAAATAATCTGGTGGCCACGCAGGTGGCCTTTTTATTTCCATTACACAGCACCCGCATCTGCGAGGTGGGGTTATGAAATCCATGGATAAGTTAACAACGGGTGTCGCCTATGGCACCTCAGCAGGTAGTGCCGGGTACTGGTTTTTACAGTTGCTCGATAAAGTCACGCCCTCACAGTGGGCGGCAATAGGTGTGCTGGGTAGTCTGGTATTTGGCTTGCTGACGTATCTGACAAACCTTTATTTCAAGATTAAAGAAGACAAGCGTAAGGCTGCACGGGAAGAGTAATTCAATGACTCAAAACTATGAACTGATTGTGAAAGGGATCCGCAATTTTGAGAATAAAGTTACGGTAACTTTAGCGTTACGGGACAAAAAACGCTTTGACGGTGAAATTTTTGACCTGGACATCTCGCTGGACCGTGTTGAAGGTGCCGCGCTGGAGTTTTATGAGGCAGCAGCCAGAAGGAGCATCAGACAGGTCTTCCTGGATGTTGCTGCCGGGTTATGTGAAGGGGACGAGCTGTTGCCAGAAACGCGCCCCTGTTCAAAGGTGCGGTATACCATAAAAATTAACAGTTCTGATAACTCGATTACGGGTTGTTAGCTTTTTGCAGTTGGCTTTCCAGTATCTTTCATTGGTAGCATCCTGATAAATATCCATGAGCGCAAAAATCAAATACGGCCTGTCAGCTGCTGTTCTGGCGCTGATTGCTGCAGGCGCGTCTGCTCCTCAAATACTTGACCAGTTTCTGGATGAAAAAGAGGGTAACCACACTACGGCATACCGCGATGGTTCCGGTATATGGACCATCTGTCGTGGTGCCACAATGGTGGATGGTAAGCCCGTCATACCGGGAATGAAGCTGTCGAAGGAAAAATGCGACCAGGTTAACGCTATTGAACGTGATAAGGCGCTGGCATGGGTGGAGCGCAATATTAAAGTACCTCTGACCGAACCACAGAAAGCGGGTATAGCGTCATTTTGTCCCTATAACATTGGCCCCGGTAAGTGTTTCCCGTCGACGTTTTATAAGCGGCTGAATGCCGGTGATCGTAAGGGTGCATGCGAGGCGATTCGTTGGTGGATAAAAGATGGTGGGCGCGATTGCCGCATACGTTCAAATAACTGCTATGGGCAGGTTATTCGTCGTGACCAGGAAAGCGCATTAGCCTGTTGGGGGATAGATCAGTGAGCAGAGTCGCCGCGATTATTTATGCTCTGGTTATCTGCATCATCGTCTGCCTGTCGTGGGCGGTCAATCATTACCGTGATAACGCCATCGCCTATAAAGAACAGCGTGATAAAAAAGTCAGTGAGCTGAAGCAGGCGACCGCCACCATTACTGACATGCAGCAGCGCCAGCGTGCTGCTGATGCACTCGATGCTAAATACACGAAGGAGTTAGCTGATGCGAAAGCTGAAAATGATGCTCTGCGTGATGATGTTGCCGCTGGTCGTCGTCGGTTGCACATCAAAGCAGTCTGTCAGTCAGTGCGTGAAGCCACCACCGCCTCCGGCGTGGATAATGCAGCCTCCCCCCGACTGGCAGACACCGCTGAACGGGATTATTTCACCCTCAGAGAGAGGCTGATCACTATGCAAAAACAACTGGAAGGAACCCAGAAGTATATTAATGAGCAGTGCAGATAGAGCTGCCCATATCGATGGGCAACTCATGCAATTATTGTGAGCAATACACACGCGCTTCCAGCGGAGTATAAATGCCTAAAGTAATAAAACCGAGCAATCCATTTACGAATGTTTGCTGGGTTTCTGTTTTAACAACATTTTCTGCGCTGCCACAAATTTTGGCTGCATCAACAGTTTTCTCCTGTCCAATTCCCGAAACGAAGAAGTGATGGGTGATGGTTTCCTTTGGTGTTACTGCTGTCGGTTTGTTTCCAACAGTAAACGTCTGTTGAGCACATCCTGTAATAAGCATTGCCAGAGCGGCAGAAAACAACATTTTTTTCATCTTATTATCCTGCATTGTTAAAAACGGCAGAATCCTATGTGACAACAATTAAACGATAGTTAAATGGATTGATGAAAATTAAAACTATATAGGTGTACGCTCAGACTATTGGAGGAAGTTGGGGACACTCAGAATCCTGTGGAATGAAATAAACCGGTCTATCCGTCCATTACCCTTTTAGCTGCGCTGTATCGTCGCCGTATTCCCGCATTAACCATGACCGTAGCCCGACGGGGAATTCCTTCTGCGTGAGTGTGCGGGAATAATCAAAAACGATGCACACCGAGTTTTTACCGCGTTAATGATTCGCGGGTTTATCCCGGTGCGATGGTGGAAGAAACCGGAAGCTGTATTACAGAAAGTGCTACTACTGTATCCCGATGCGATGTATGTAATGTGAGTCAGATAATGGCACAGGATGTGGTGATGTGGCAGTCTGGAACACAGGATATATTGTCAGAATAAGACCCGTAGGAATAAAAATGAAAAGACGCCTTTTACTACTTTTTCTGTTATCTGTCCTGGCAGTGGGATGCTCGCAGCAAAAAGCTGATGAGCCCCGGCAATTAGTGACGGTGTATCCACGATATCCGGAATATGCTGCAGCAAATTATATCAAGGGACTGGTTGAGGTTAAGTTCGATATTGGTGCTGATGGGACTGTGACACGGATCGTTTTTCTCCGCTCAGAGCCTCATAATTTGTTTCGTGATGAAGTGGTGAAGGCCATGGCGAAATGGCGATTTGAAAAGAATCGTCCCTGTCAGGGAGTGAAGAGACAATTTATCTTTACGCCGTCACGTCCCTGATGCTTCCAGGTAGAGAGGGGCTGGAAGCAGGAGAAAAATGAAAGAGCCAGCGGTTATATTTTTGTCATGGCTGACGAGGAATGATGGAAGAAGGCGTTGTATGCCACACAACGCCTCACTGTTCATTTCTTCTTTTTCTCTGGTGGAACCCGATGAATAAGAGTTGCACTGGTTTCCGATGAGATGGCGATATACTCGGGCAAAGTATGCTGGCAGTTTTCCAACTGCTCAAAAATACCTGCTCTCGTCTGTTGCAATGCCTGCAGCATGCGGCGGCAATGCGCCTTGTTTTTACTAACCATCTTTCCTTCCTCTATCAGTCGCTGCGTGAACTCATCATGGAATACCAGGTAAATGCGGATGTTATCGGTTTTGGCTACGCAGCATAGTACAAAACGGACAGGTGCATCCCGGGACGGGGGAGGCGTCACATGTCCCTGTGATGGTTGTTCCGGGTAATGCACTGTGTGGGGCATAAAAATGTCCGATAATTTTACTTTCTACCGCAGTTAGTTGATTCGTTGGTCCTGGTAGCACATTGGGCGAGGATTTAAATGCCAGGCAACTGAAGGATGATGTTGCAAGGGAGATAGCGAGAATATTTCTGATTTTCATTTGATGATGCCTCTGTGTGAAATGACGGTAAACGACGCACTTGTGCCGGCACATAATAGCAAGCACCATAATAGATCAGATTCGATTCTTGCTGTAAGTGATAATCATTCTCGTTTTTGGGTCCTTTCCGTCGATCCAACAGGTTACGGGGCGGCGACCTCGCGGGTTTTCGCTATTTATGAAAATTTTCCGGTTTAAGGCGTTTCCGTTCTTCTTCGCCGTAACTTAATGTTTTTATTTAAAACACTCCCTGAAAAGAAAGGAAACGACAGGTGCTGAAAACGGGCTTTTTGGCCTCTGTCGTTTCCTTTCTCTGTTTTTGTCCGTGGAATGAACAATGGAAGTCAACAAAAAGCAGCTGGCTGACATTTTCGGCGCGAGTATCCGTACTATTCAGAACTGGCAGGAGCAGGGAATGCCCGTTCTGCGAGGCGGTGGGAAGGGTAATGAGGTGCTTTATGACTCTGCCGACGTCATAAAATGGTATGCCGAAAGGGATGCTGAAATTGAGAACGAAAAGCTGCGCCGGGAGGTTGAAGAACTGCGACAGGCCAGCGAGACAGATCTCCAGCCAGGGACTATTGAGTACGAACGCCATCGACTTACGCGTGCGCAGGCCGACGCACAGGAGCTGAAAAATGCCAGAGACTCCGCTGAAGTGGTGGAAACCGCATTCTGTACTTTCGTGCTGTCGCGGATCGCAGGTGAAATTGCCAGTATTCTCGACGGGATCCCCCTGTCGGTGCAGCGGCGTTTTCCGGAACTGGAAAACCGACATGTTGATTTCCTGAAACGGGATATCATCAAAGCCATGAACAAAGCAGCCGCGCTGGATGAACTGATACCGGGGTTGCTGAGTGAATATATCGAACAGTCAGGTTAACAGGCTGCGGCATTTTGTCCGCGCCGGGCTTCGCTCACTGTTCAGGCCGGAGCCACAGACCGCCGTTGAATGGGCGGATGCTAATTACTATCTCCCGAAAGAATCCGCATACCAGGAAGGGCGCTGGGAAACACTGCCCTTTCAGCGGGCCATCATGAATGCGATGGGCAGCGACTACATCCGTGAGGTGAATGTGGTGAAGTCTGCCCGTGTCGGTTATTCCAAAATGCTGCTGGGTGTTTATGCCTACTTTATAGAGCACAAGCAGCGCAACACCCTTATCTGGTTGCCGACGGATGGTGATGCCGAGAACTTTATGAAAACCCACGTTGAGCCGACCATCCGCGATATTCCGTCGCTGCTGGCGCTGGCTCCGTGGTATGGCAAAAAGCACCGGGATAACACGCTCACTATGAAGCGTTTTTCCAATGGTCGTGGCTTCTGGTGCCTGGGCGGTAAAGCGGCAAAAAACTACCGTGAAAAGTCGGTGGATGTGGCGGGTTATGATGAACTTGCTGCCTTTGATGAGGATATTGAACAGGAAGGCTCTCCGACGTTCCTTGGCGACAAACGTATTGAAGGCTCGGTCTGGCCAAAGTCCATCCGTGGCTCCACGCCCAAAGTGAGAGGCACCTGCCAGATTGAGCGTGCAGCCAGTGAATCCCCGCATTTTATGCGTTTTCATGTTGCCTGCCCGCACTGCGGGGAGGAGCAGTACCTTAAATTTGGCGATAAAGAGACGCCGTTTGGCCTCAAATGGACGCCGGATGATCCCTCCAGCGTGTTTTATCTCTGCGAACATAATGCCTGCGTCATCCGCCAGCAGGAGCTGGACTTCACTGATGCCCGTTATATCTGCGAAAAGACCGGGATCTGGACCCGTGATGGCATTCTCTGGTTTTCGTCATCCGGTGAAGAGATTGAGCCGCCGGACAGTGTGACCTTTCACATCTGGACGGCGTACAGCCCGTTCACCACCTGGGTGCAGATTGTCAAAGACTGGATGAAGACGAAAGGGGATACGGGAAAACGTAAAACCTTCGTGAACACCACGCTCGGTGAGACATGGGAAGCGAAAATCGGTGAACGTCCGGATGCTGAAGTGATGGCAGAGCGGAAAGAGCATTATTCAGCGCCCGTTCCTGACCGTGTGGCTTACCTGACAGCCGGTATCGACTCCCAGCTGGATCGCTACGAAATGCGCGTATGGGGATGGGGGCCGGGTGAGGAAAGCTGGCTGATTGACCGGCAGATTATTATGGGCCGCCACGATGATGAACAGACGCTGCTGCGTGTGGATGAGGCCATCAATAAAACCTATACCCGCCGGAATGGTGCAGAAATGTCGGTATCCCGTATCTGCTGGGATACTGGCGGGATTGACCCGACCATTGTGTATGAACGCTCGAAAAAGCATGGGCTGTTCCGGGTGATCCCCATTAAAGGGGCATCCGTCTACGGTAAGCCGGTGGCCAGCATGCCACGTAAGCGAAACAAAAACGGGGTTTACCTTACCGAAATCGGTACGGATACCGCGAAAGAGCAGATTTATAACCGCTTCACACTGACGCCGGAAGGGGATGAACCGCTTCCCGGTGCCGTTCACTTCCCGAATAACCCGGATATTTTTGATCTGACCGAAGCGCAGCAGCTGACTGCTGAAGAGCAGGTCGAAAAATGGGTGGATGGCAGGAAAAAAATACTGTGGGACAGCAAAAAGCGACGCAATGAGGCACTCGACTGCTTCGTTTATGCGCTGGCGGCGCTGCGCATCAGTATTTCCCGCTGGCAGCTGGATCTCAGTGCGCTGCTGGCGAGCCTGCAGGAAGAGGATGGTGCAGCAACCAACAAGAAAACACTGGCAGATTACGCCCGTGCCTTATCCGGAGAGGATGAATGACGCGACAGGAAGAACTTGCCGCTGCCCGTGCGGCACTGCATGACCTGATGACAGGTAAACGGGTGGCAACAGTACAGAAAGACGGACGAAGGGTGGAGTTTACGGCCACTTCCGTGTCTGACCTGAAAAAATATATTGCAGAGCTGGAAGTGCAGACCGGCATGACACAGCGACGCAGGGGACCTGCAGGATTTTATGTATGAAAACGCCCACCATTCCCACCCTTCTGGGGCCGGACGGCATGACATCGCTGCGCGAATATGCCGGTTATCACGGCGGTGGCAGCGGATTTGGTGGGCAGTTGCGGGCGTGGAACCCACCGAGTGAAAGTGTGGATGCAGCCCTGCTGCCCAACTTTACCCGTGGCAATGCCCGCGCAGACGATCTGGTACGCAATAACGGCTATGCTGCCAACGCCATCCAGCTGCATCAGGATCATATTGTCGGGTCCTTTTTCCGGCTCAGTCATCGCCCAAGCTGGCGTTATCTGGGCATCGGGGAGGAAGAAGCCCGTGCCTTTTCCCGCGAGGTTGAAGCGGCATGGAAAGAGTTTGCCGAGGATGACTGCTGCTGCATTGACGTTGAGCGAAAACGCACGTTTACCATGATGATTCGGGAAGGTGTGGCCATGCACGCCTTTAACGGTGAACTGTTCGTTCAGGCCACCTGGGATACCAGTTCGTCGCGGCTGTTCCGGACACAGTTCCGGATGGTCAGCCCGAAGCGCATCAGCAACCCGAACAATACCGGCGACAGCCGGAACTGCCGTGCCGGTGTGCAGATTAATGACAGCGGTGCGGCGCTGGGATATTACGTCAGCGAGGACGGGTATCCTGGCTGGATGCCGCAGAAATGGACATGGATACCCCGTGAGTTACCCGGCGGGCGCGCCTCGTTCATTCACGTTTTTGAACCCGTGGAGGACGGGCAGACTCGCGGTGCAAATGTGTTTTACAGCGTGATGGAGCAGATGAAGATGCTCGACACGCTGCAGAACACGCAGCTGCAGAGCGCCATTGTGAAGGCGATGTATGCCGCCACCATTGAAAGTGAGCTGGATACGCAGTCAGCGATGGATTTTATTCTGGGCGCGAACAGTCAGGAGCAGCGGGACAAGCTGACCGGCTGGATTGGTGAAATTGCCGCGTATTACTCCGCCGCACCGGTCCGGCTGGGAGGCGCAAAAGTGCCGCACCTGATGCCGGGTGACTCACTGAACCTGCAGACGGCTCAGGACACGGATAACGGCTACTCCGTGTTTGAGCAGTCACTGCTGCGGTATATCGCTGCCGGGCTGGGTGTCTCGTATGAGCAGCTTTCCCGGAATTACGCCCAGATGAGCTACTCCACGGCACGGGCCAGCGCGAACGAGTCGTGGGCGCACTTTATGGGGCGGCGAAAATTCGTCGCATCCCGTCAGGCGAGTCAGATGTTTCTGTGCTGGCTGGAAGAGGCTATCGTTCGCCGCGTGGTGACGTTACCTTCAAAAGCGCGCTTCAGCTTTCAGGAAGCCCGCAGTGCCTGGGGGAACTGTGACTGGATAGGCTCCGGTCGTATGGCCATCGATGGTCTGAAAGAAGTGCAGGAAGCGGTGATGCTGATAGAAGCCGGACTGAGCACCTACGAGAAAGAGTGCGCGAAACGCGGTGACGACTATCAGGAAATTTTTGCCCAGCAGGTCCGTGAAACGATGGAGCGCCGCGCAGCCGGTCTTAAACCGCCCGCCTGGGCGGCTGCGGCATTTGAATCCGGGCTGCGACAATCAACAGAGGAGGAGAAGAGTGACAGCAGAGCTGCGTAATCTCCCGCATATTGCCAGCATGGCCTTTAATGAGCCGCTGATGCTTGAACCCGCCTATGCGCGGGTTTTCTTTTGTGCGCTTGCAGGCCAGCCAGGGATCAGCCGCCTGACGGATGCGGTGTCCGGCGACAGCCTGACTGCCCAGGAGGCACCCGCGACGCTGGCGTTAGCCGGTGATGGTGACGGACCACGACAGGCCCGCAGTTATCAGGTCATGAACGGCATCGCCGTGCTGCCGGTGTCCGGTACGCTGGTCAGCCGGACGCGGGCGCTGCAGCCTTATTCGGGGATGACCGGTTACAACGGCATTATCGCCCGTCTGCAACAGGCTGCCAGTGACCCGATGGTGGACGGCATTCTGCTCGATATGGACACGCCCGGTGGAATGGTGGCAGGGGCATTTGACTGCGCTGACATCATCGCCCGTGTGCGTGACATAAAACCTGTATGGGCGCTGGCCAACGACATGAACTGCAGTGCAGGTCAGCTGCTTGCCAGCGCCGCCTCCCGGCGTCTGGTCACGCAGACCGCCCGGACAGGCTCCATCGGCGTCATGATGGCTCACAGTAATTACGGTGCTGCGCTGGAGAAACAGGGCGTGGAAATCACGCTGATTTACAGCGGCAGCCATAAGGTGGATGGCAACCCCTACAGCCATCTTCCGGATGACGTCCGGGAGACACTGCAGTCCCGGATGGATGCAACCCGCCAGATGTTTGCGCAGAAGGTGTCGGCATATACCGGCCTGTCCGTGCAGGCTGTGCTGGATACCGAGGCTGCAGTGTACAGCGGTCAGGAGGCCATTGATGCCGGACTGGCTGATGAACTTGTTAACAGCACCGATGCGATCACCGTCATGCGTGATGCACTGGATGCACGTAAATCCCGTCTCTCAGGAGGGCGAATGACCAAAGAGACTCAATCAACAACTGTTTCAGCCACCGCTTCGCAGGCTGACGTTACTGACGTGGTGCAAGCGACGGAGGGCGAAAACGCCAGCGCGGCGCAGCCGGACGTGAACGCGCAGATCACCGCAGCGGTTGCGGCAGAAAACAGCCGCATTATGGGGATCCTCAACTGTGAGGAGGCTCACGGACGCGAAGAACAGGCGCGCGTTCTGGCAGAAACCCCCGGAATGACCGTGGAAACGGCCCGCCGCATTCTGGCCGCAGCACCACAGAGTGCACAGGCGCGCAGTGACACTGCGCTGGATCGTCTGATGCAGGGTGCACCGGCACCACTGGCTGCAGGTAACCCGGCATCTGATGCCGTTAACGATTTGCTGAACACACCAGTGTAAGGGATGTTTATGACGAGCAAAGAAACCTTTACCCATTACCAGCCGCTGGGCAACAGTGACCCGGCTCATACCGCAACCGCGCCCGGCGGATTGAGTGCGAAAGCGCCTGCAATGACTCCGCTGATGCTGGACACCTCCACCCGTAAGCTGGTTGCGTGGGATGGCACCACCGACGGTGCTGCCGTTGGCATTCTTGCGGTTGCTGCTGACCAGACCAGCACCACGCTGACGTTCTACAAGTCCGGCACGTTCCGTTATGAGGATGTGCTCTGGCCGGAGGCTGCCAGCGACGAGACGAAAAAACGGACCGCGTTTGCCGGAACGGCAATCAGCATCGTTTAACTTTACCCTTCATCACTAAAGGCCGCCTGTGCGGCTTTTTTTACGGGATTTTTTTATGTCGATGTACACAACCGCCCAGCTGCTGGCGGCAAATGAGCAGAAATTTAAGTTTGATCCGCTGTTTCTGCGTCTCTTTTTCCGTGAGAGCTATCCCTTCACCACGGAGAAAGTCTATCTCTCACAAATTCCGGGACTGGTAAACATGGCGCTGTACGTTTCGCCGATTGTTTCCGGTGAGGTTATCCGTTCCCGTGGCGGCTCCACCTCTGAATTTACGCCGGGATATGTCAAGCCGAAGCATGAGGTGAATCCGCAGATGACCCTGCGTCGCCTGCCGGATGAAGATCCGCAGAATCTGGCGGACCCGGCTTACCGCCGCCGTCGCATCATCATGCAGAACATGCGTGACGAAGAGCTGGCCATTGCCCAGGTCGAAGAGATGCAGGCAGTTTCTGCCGTGCTTAAGGGCAAATACACCATGACCGGTGAAGCCTTTGATCCGGTTGAGGTGGATATGGGGCGCAGTGCGGCAAACAACATCACACAGTCCGGTGGCACGGAGTGGAGCAAGCGCGACAAGTCCACGTATGACCCGACCGACGATATCGAAGCCTACGCGCTGAACGCCAGCGGCGTGGTGAATATCATCGTGTTTGATCCGAAAGGATGGGCGCTGTTCCGTTCCTTCAAGGCCGTCAAGGATAAGCTGGATACCCGTCGCGGCTCTCATTCCGAGCTGGAGACAGCGGTAAAAGACCTGGGCAAAGCGGTGTCTTATAAGGGAATGTATGGCGATGTGGCCATCGTCGTGTATTCCGGACAGTACGTGGAAAACGGCGTCAAAAAGAACTTCCTGCCGGACAACACGATGGTGCTGGGGAACACTCAGGCACGCGGTCTGCGTACCTATGGCTGTATTCAGGATGCGGACGCACAGCGCGAAGGCATTAACGCCTCTGCCCGTTACCCGAAAAACTGGGTGACTACCGGCGATCCGGCGCGTGAGTTCACCATGATTCAGTCAGCACCGCTGATGCTGCTGGCTGACCCTGATGAATTCGTGTCCGTACAACTGGCGTAATCATGGCCCTTCGGGGCCATTTTCTCTCTGTGGAGGAGTCCATGACGAAAGATGAACTGATTGCCCGTCTCCGCTCGCTGGGTGAGCAACTGAACCGTGATGTCAGCCTGACGGGGACGAAAGAAGAACTGGCGCTCCGTGTGGCAGAGCTGGAAGAGGAGCTTGATGACACGGATGACACTGCCGGTCAGGACACCCCTCTCAGCCCGGAAAATGTGCTGACCGGGCATGAAAATGAGGTGGTATCAGCGCAGCCGGATACCGTGATTCAGGATACGGCTGAACTGGTCACGGTCGTGGCACTGGTGACGCTGCATACTGATGCACTTCACGCCACGAGGGATAAACCTGTGGCATTTGTGCTGCCGGGAACGGCGTTTCGTGTCTCTGCCGGTGTGGCAGCCGAAATGACAGAGCGTGGCCTGGCCAGAATGCAATAACGGGAGGCGCTGTGGCTGATTTCGATAACCTGTTCGATGCTGCCATTGCCCGCGCTGATGAAACGATACGCGGGTATATGGGAACGTCAGCCACCATGACATCCGGTGAGCAGTCCGGTGCTGTGATACGTGGTGTTTTTGATGACCCTGAAAATATCAGCTATGCCGGACAGGGTGTGCGCGTTGAAGGCTCCAGCCCGTCCCTGTTTGTCCGGACTGATGATGTGCGGCAGCTGCGGCGTGGAGACACGCTGACCATCGGTGAGGAAAACTATCTGGATAGACCGGGTTTCGCCGGATGATGGCGGAAGCTGTCATCTCTGGCTTGGACGGGGCGTACCGCCTGCCGTTAACCGTCGTCGCTGAAAGGAGGAGGTATGGCCATAAAAGGTCTTGAGCAGGCCGTTGAAAACCTCAGCCGTATCAGCAAAACGGCGGTGCCTGGTGCCGCAGCAATGGCCATTAACCGCGTTGCTTCATCCGCGATATCGCAGTCGGCGTCACAGGTTGCCCGTGAGACAAAGGTACGCCGGAAACTGGTAAAGGAAAGGGCCAGGCTGAAAAGGGCCACGGTCAAAAATCCGCAGGCCAGAATCAAGGTTAACCGGGGGGATTTGCCCGTAATCAGGCTGGGTAACGCGCGGGTTGTCCTGTCCCGACGCAGGCGTCGTAAAAAGGGGCAGCGTTCAGCCCTGAAAGGTGGCGGCAGTGTGCTTGTGGTGGGAAACCGTCGTATTCCCGGCGCGTTTATTCAGCAACTGAAAAATGGCCGCTGGCATGTCATGCAGCGTGTGGCCGGGAAAAACCGTTACCCCATTGATGTGGTGAAAATTCCGATGGCGGTGCCGCTGACCACGGCGTTTAAACAGAATATTGAGCGGATACGGCGTGAGCGTCTTCCGAAAGAGCTGGGCTATGCGCTGCAGCATCAACTGAGGATGGTAATAAAGCGATGAAACATACTGAACTCCGAGCAGCCGTACTGGATGCACTGGAGAAGCATGACACCGGGGCGACGCTTTTTGATGGTCGCCCCGCTGTTTTTGATGAGGCGGATTTTCCGGCAATTGCCGTTTATCTCACCGGCGCTGAATACACGGGCGAAGAGCTGGACAGCGATACCTGGCAGGCGGAGCTGCATATTGAAGTTTTCCTGCCTGCTCAGGTGCCGGATTCAGAGCTGGATTCGTGGATGGAGTCCCGGATTTATCCGGTAATGAGCGATATCCCGGCACTGTCAGATTTGATCACCAGTATGGTGGCCAGTGGCTATGACTACCGGCGCGACGATGATGCGGGCCTGTGGAGTTCAGCCGATCTGACTTATGTCATTACCTATGAAATGTGAGGACGATATGCCAACACCAAATCCTCTGGCACCGGTGAAAGGGGCCGGGACCACCCTGTGGGTTTATAACGGGAGCGGCGACCCTTATGCAAACCCGCTTTCAGACAATGACTGGTCGCGTCTGGCAAAAGTTAAAGACCTGACGCCCGGCGAACTGACCGCTGAGTCCTATGACGACAGTTATCTCGATGATGAAGATGCGGACTGGACCTCGACCGGACAGGGGCAGAAATCCGCCGGAGATACCAGCTTCACGCTGGCGTGGATGCCCGGAGAGCAGGGGCAGCAGGCGCTGCTGGCGTGGTTTAATGAAGGTGATACCCGTGCCTATAAAATCCGCTTCCCGAACGGCACGGTCGATGTGTTCCGCGGCTGGGTCAGCAGTATCGGTAAGGCGGTGACGGCGAAGGAAGTGATCACCCGCACGGTGAAAGTCACCAACGTGGGACGTCCGTCGATGGCAGAAGATCGCAGCACGGTAACAGCGGCAACCGGCATGACCGTGACGCCTGCCAGCACCTCGGTGGTGAAAGGGCAGAGCACCACGCTGACCGTGGCATTCCAGCCGGAAGGCGCAACCGACAAGAGCTTCCGTGCGGTGTCTGCGGATAAAACAAAAGCCACCGTGTCGGTCAGTGGTATGACCATCACCGTGAAAGGTGTTGCTGCAGGCAAGGTCAACATTCCGGTCGTATCCGGTAATGGTGAACTTGCTGCGGTTGCAGAAATCACCGTCACCGACAGTTAATCCGGAGAGTCAGCGATGTTCCTGAAAACCGAATCATTTGAATATAACGGTGTGAGCGTCACGCTTTCTGAACTGTCAGCCCTGCAGCGTATTGAGCATCTCGCCCTGCTGAAACGACAGGCAGAACAGGCGGGATCCAGTCTCAATCGACAGGTGAGCGTGGAAGATCTCGTCAGAACCGGTGCTTTTCTGGTGGCGATGTCCCTGTGGCATAGCCATCCGCAGAAGACAAAGATGCCGTCCATGAATGAAGCCGTTAAACAGATTGAGCAGGAAGTGCTTACCACCTGGCCCACAGAGGCAATTGCTCAGGCTGAAAATGTGGTAATGCGTCTGTCCGGTATGTCTGAGTTTGTTGTGAATGATGCACCTGAACAGGCAGAGGACGCCGGGCCCGCAGAGCCTGTTTCTGCGGGAAAGTGTTCGACGGTGAGCTGAGTTTTGCCCTGAAACTGGCGCGTGAGATGGGGCGACCCGACTGGCGCGCCATGCTTGCCGGGATGTCATCCACGGAGTATGCCGACTGGCACCGCTTTTACAGTACCCATTATTTTCATGATGTTCTGCTGGATATGCACTTTTCCGGGCTGACGTACACCGTGCTCAGCCTGTTTTTCAGCGATCCGGATATGCATCCGCTGGATTTCAGTCTGCTGAACCGGCGCGAGGCTGACGAAGAGCCTGAAGATGATGTGCTGATGCAGAAAGCGGCAGGGCTTGCCGGAGGCGTTCGTTTTGGCCCGGACGGGAATGAAGTTATCCCCGCTTCCCCGGATGTGGCGGACATGACGGAGGATGACGTAATGCTGATGACAGTATCAGAAGGGATCGCAGGAGGAGTCCGGTATGGCTGAACCGGTAGGCGATCTGGTCGTTGATTTAAGTCTGGATGCGGCCAGATTTGACGAGCAGATGGCCAGAGTCAGGCGTCATTTTTCCGGTACGGAAAGTGATGCGAAAAAAACAGCGGCAGTCGTTGAACAGTCGCTGAGCCGACAGGCACTGGCTGCACAGAAAGCGGGGATTTCCGTCGGGCAGTATAAAGCCGCCATGCGTATGCTGCCTGCGCAGTTCACCGACGTGGCCACGCAGCTTGCAGGCGGGCAAAGTCCGTGGCTGATCCTGCTGCAACAGGGTGGTCAGGTGAAGGACTCCTTCGGCGGGATGATCCCCATGTTCAGAGGGCTTGCCGGTGCGATCACCCTGCCGATGGTCGGGGCCACCTCGCTGGCGGTGGCGACCGGTGCGCTGGCGTATGCCTGGTATCAGGGCAACTCAACCCTGTCCGATTTCAACAAAACGCTGGTCCTTTCCGGCAATCAGTCGGGTCTGACGGCAGATCGTATGCTGGTCCTGTCCAGAGCCGGGCAGGCGGCAGGGCTGACGTTTAACCAGACCAGCGAGTCACTGACGGCGCTGGTGAATGCAGGTGTGCGTGGTGGTGAGCAGTTTGAGGCGATCAGCCAGAGTGTGGCGCGTTTCTCCTCTGCATCCGGCGTGGAGGTGGACAAGGTCGCTGAAGCCTTCGGGAAGCTGACCACAGACCCGACGTCGGGACTGACAGCGATGGCACGTCAGTTCCATAACGTGACGGCGGAGCAGATTGCGTATGTTGCTCAGTTGCAGCGTTCCGGCGATGAAGCCGGGGCATTGCAGGCGGCGAACGAGGCCGCGACGAAAGGGTTTGATGACCAGACCCGCCGCCTGAAAGAGAACATGGGTACGCTGGAGACCTGGGCAGACAGGACAGCGCGGGCATTCAAATCCATGTGGGATGCGGTGCTGGATATTGGTCGTCCTGATACCACGCAGGAGATGCTGATTAAGGCAGAGGCTGCGTTTAAGAAAGCGGACGACATCTGGAGTCTGCGCAAGGATGATTATTTTGTTAACGATGAAGCGCGGGCGCGTTACTGGGATGATCGTGAAAAGGCCCGTCTTGCGCTTGAAGCCGCGAGAAAGAAGGCTGAGCAGCAGACTCAACAGGACAAAAATGCGCAGCAGCAGAGCGATACCGAAGCGTCACGGCTGAAATATACCGAAGAGGCGCAGAAGGCTTACGAACGCCTGCAGACGCCGCTGGAGAAATATACCGCCCGTCAGGAAGAACTGAATAAGGCACTGAAAGACGGGAAAATCCTGCAGGCAGATTACAACACGCTGATGGCGGCGGCGAAAAAGGACTATGAAGCGACGCTGAAAAAGCCGAAACAGTCCGGCGTGAAGGTGTCTGCGGGCGATCGTCAGGAAGACAGTGCTCATGCTGCCCTGCTGACGCTTCAGGCAGAACTCCGGACGCTGGAGAAGCATGCCGGAGCGAATGAGAAAATCAGCCAGCAGCGCCGGGATTTGTGGAAGGCGGAGAGTCAGTTCGCGGTACTGGAGGAGGCGGCACAACGTCGCCAGCTGTCCGCACAGGAGAAATCCCTGCTGGCGCATAAAGATGAGACGCTGGAGTACAAACGCCAGCTGGCTGCACTTGGCGATAAGGTCACGTATCAGGAGCGCCTGAATGCGCTGGCGCAGCAGGCGGATAAATTCGCACAGCAGCAACGGGCAAAACGGGCCGCCATTGATGCGAAAAGCCGGGGGCTGACTGACCGGCAGGCAGCGCGGGAAGCCACAGAACAGCGCCTGAAGGAACAGTATGGCGATAATCCTCTGGCGCTGAATAACGTCATGTCAGAGCAGAAAAAGACCTGGGCGGCTGAAGACCTGCTTCGCGGGAGCTGGATGGCAGGCCTCAGGTCAGGCTGGAGTGAGTGGGAAGAGAGCGCCACGGACAGTATGTCGCAGGTTAAAAGTGCAGCCACGCAGACCTTTGATGGTATTGCACAGAATATGGCGGCGATGCTGACCGGCAGTGAACAGAACTGGCGCAGCTTCACCCGTTCCGTGCTGTCCATGATGACAGAAATTCTGCTTAAGCAGGCAATGGTGGGGATTGTCGGGAGTATCGGCAGCGCCATTGGCGGTGCTGCCAGTGGTGGCGCATCAGCGTCAGGCGGTACAGCCATTCAGGCAGCTGCGGCGAAACTCCATTTTGCGACCGGAGGATTTACGGGAACCGGCGGCAAATATGAGCCAGCGGGGATTGTTCACCGTGGTGAATTTGTCTTCACGAAGGAGGCAACCAGCCGGATTGGCGTGGGGAATCTTTACCGGCTGATGCGCGGCTATGCCACCGGCGGTTATGTCGGTACACCGGGCAGCATGGCGGACAGTCGGTCGCAGGCGTCCGGGACGTTTGAGCAGAATAACCATGTGGTGATTAACAACGACGGCACGAACGGTCAGATAGGGCCACAGGCGCTGAAGGCTGTTTATGACGTAGCCCGTAAGGCGGCAATGGATGTTGTGACCGGGCAGATGCGTGATGGTGGTCTGTTCTCCGGAGGTGGGCGATGAAGACCTTCCGCTGGAAAGTGAAACCCGGTATGGATGTGGCTTCGGCCCCTTCCGTCAGGAAAGTGCGCTTTGGTGATGGCTATTCCCAGCGAGCGCCTGCCGGGCTGAATGCCGACCTGAAAACGTACAGCGTGACGCTTTCTGTTCCCCGTTGGGAGGCCACGGCGCTGGAGTCGTTTCTGGCTGAGCACGGGGGCTGGAAAGCCTTCCTGTGGACGCCGCCTTATGAGTGGCGGCAGATAAAGGTGACCTGCGCAAAATGGTCGTCGCGGGTCAGTATGCTGCGTGTTGAGTTCAGCGCAGAGTTTGAACAGGTGGTGAACTGATGCAGGATATCCGGCAGGAAACACTGAATGAATGCACCCGTGCGGAGCAGTCGGCCAGCGTGGTGCTCTGGGAAATCGACCTGACAGAGGTCGGTGGAGAACATTATTTTTTCTGTAATGAGCAGAACGAAAAAGGTGAGCCGGTCACCTGGCAGGGGCGACAGTATCAGCCGTATCCCATTCAGGGGAGTGGTTTTGAACTGAATGGCAAAGGCACCAGTACGCGCCCCACGCTGACGGTTTCTAACCTGTACGGTATGGTCACCGGGATGGCGGAAGATCTGCAGAGTCTGGTCGGCGGAACGGTGGTCCGGCGTAAGGTTTACGCCCGTTTTCTGGATGCGGTGAACTTCGTCAACGGAAACAGTGACGCCGATCCGGAGCAGGAGGTGATCAGCCGTTGGCGCATTGAGCAGTGCAGCGAACTGAGCGCGGTGAGTGCCTCTTTTGTACTGTCCACGCCGACGGAAACGGACGGCGCTGTTTTTCCGGGACGTATCATGCTGGCCAACACCTGCACCTGGACCTATCGCGGCGATGAGTGCGGTTATAGCGGTCCGGCGGTCGCGGATGAATATGATCAGCCGACGTCCGATATCACGAAGGATAAATGCAGCAAATGCCTGAGTGGCTGTAAGTTCCGCAATAACGTCGGCAACTTTGGCGGCTTCCTTTCCATTAACAAACTTTCGCAGTAAATCCCATGACAGAGACAGAATCAGCGATTCTGGCGCACGCCCGGCGATGCGCGCCAGCGGAGTCGTGCGGCTTCGTGGCGAGAACGCCGGAGGGGGAAAGATATTTTCCCTGCGTGAATATCTCCGGTGAGCCGGAGGCGTATTTCCGTATGTCGCCGGAAGACTGGCTGCAGGCAGAAATGCAGGGTGAGATTGTGGCGCTGGTCCACAGCCACCCCGGTGGTCTGCCCTGGCTGAGTGAGGCCGACAGGCGGCTGCAGGTGCAGAGTGATTTGCCGTGGTGGCTGGTCTGCCGGGGAGTGATTCATAAGTTCCGCTGTGTGCCGCATCTCACCGGGCGGCGTTTTGAGCACGGGGTGACAGACTGTTATACGCTGTTCCGCGATGCCTATCATCTTGCAGGTATCGATTTGCCGGATTTTTACCGACATGATGACTGGTGGAAATCAGGTCAGAATCTCTATCTGGATAATCTGGAGGCCACAGGGCTGTATCAGGTGGCGTTGTCATCAGCACAACCGGGCGATGTGCTGCTGTGCTGTTTTGGTTCATCGGTGCCGAATCATGCCGCCATTTACTGTGGTGATGGCGAGCTGCTGCACCATATTCCTGAACAACTGAGCAAACGAGAGAGGTATACCGACAAATGGCAGCGACGCACACACTCCCTCTGGCGTCACCGGGCATGGCACGCATCTGCCTTTACGGGGATTTGCAACGATTTGGCCGCCGCATCGATCTTCGTGTGAAAACGGGGGCTGAAGCTATCCGGGCGCTGGCCACACAGCTCCCGGCGTTTCGTCAGAAACTGAGCGACGGCTGGTATCAGGTACGGATTGCCGGACGGGATGTCAGCACGTCCGGATTAACGGCGCAGTTACATGAGACTCTGCCTGATGGCGCTGTGATTCATATTGTTCCCAGAGTCGCCGGGGCCAAGTCAGGTGGCGTATTCCAGATTGTCCTGGGAGCTGCCGCCATTGCCGGATCATTCTTTACTGCCGGAGCCACCCTTGCAGCATGGGGGGCAGCCATTGGGGCCGGTGGTATGACCGGCATCCTGTTTTCTCTTGGTGCCAGTATGGTGCTCGGTGGTGTGGCGCAGATGCTGGCACCGAAAGCCAGAACTCCCCGTACACAGACAACGGATAACGGCAAACAGAACACCTATTTTTCCTCACTGGATAACATGGTTGCTCAGGGCAATGTTTTGCCTGTTCTGTACGGTGAAATGCGTGTGGGGTCGCGGGTGGTTTTTCAGGAGATCAGCACGGCAGACGAAGGGGACGGTGGTCAGGTTGTGGTGATTGGTCGCTGATGCAAAATGTTTTATGTGAAACCGCCTCCGGGCGGTTTTGTCGTTTATGGAGCATGACGAATGGGTAAAGGCAGCAGTAAGGGGCATACCCCGCGCGAAGCGAAGGATAACCTGAAATCCACGCAGCTGCTGAGTGTGATCGATGCCATCAGCGAAGGGCCGATTGAAGGTCCGGTGGATGGATTAAAAAGCGTGCTGCTGAACAGTACGCCGGTGCTGGACACTGAGGGGAATACCAACATCTCCGGTGTCACGGTGGTGTTCCGTGCCGGTGAGCAGGAGCAGACACCGCCGGAGGGGTTTGAATCCTCCGGCTCCGAGACGGTGCTGGGTACGGAAGTGAAATATGACACGCCGATCACCCGCACCATTACGTCTGCAAACATCGACCGTCTGCGCTTTACCTTCGGTGTACAGGCACTGGTGGAAACCACCTCAAAGGGTGACAGGAATCCGTCGGAAGTTCGCCTGCTGGTTCAGATACAGCGTAACGGTGGCTGGGTGACGGAAAAAGACATCACCATTAAGGGCAAAACCACCTCGCAGTATCTGGCCTCGGTAGTGGTGGATAATCTGCCGCCGCGCCCGTTCAACATCCGGATGCGCAGGATGACGCCGGACAGCACCACAGACCAGCTGCAGAACAAAACGCTCTGGTCGTCATACACCGAAATCATCGATGTGAAACAGTGCTACCCGAACACGGCACTGGTCGGCGTACAGGTGGATTCGGAGCAGTTCGGCAGCCAGCAGGTGAGCCGTAATTATCATCTTCGCGGGCGTATTCTGCAGGTGCCGTCGAACTATAACCCGCAGACGCGGCAATACAGCGGTATCTGGGACGGAACGTTAAAGCCAGCATACAGCAACAACATGGCCTGGTGTCTGTGGGATATGCTGACCCACCCGCGCTACGGCATGGGGAAACGTCTTGGTGCGGCAGATGTGGACAAATGGGCGCTGTACGTTATCGGCCAGTACTGCGACCAGTTGGTACCGAATGGTTTTGGCGGCACGGAGCCGCGCATCACCTGTAATGCCTGGCTGACCACACAGCGTAAGGCGTGGGATGTTCTCAGTGATTTCTG